GAGGGGCAACGTATGCCCTCATTCCCGCAGGATCCATCAAGTTTGACGCAGCGATGCGCCGTGTTCCTGCTGGCAAGCGCCTGATTGTTCATTCTGTATATGCGGGCAGCACAAGCGGAACAAGTGCCGCGAAAGCAAACGTCGAACTCGTTGCATCTTTTTTCAATGGCGACAGCTTTGCTGATTCTGGGTATTTGCTCACATATGCTGCTGTTGTTCTGCAAGACAATACTGTAACTCTTGGTATGTCAAGCCCTATCGCTATACCTGCTGGCGAGTGGGTGGGGTTTGTAGCATCTTGCGACAAAGGTGCTGACATTTCCGCAGGTCTATTTGGTTGGCTGGAGGATATCTGATGCCATACTCTACCTCTTCTGAACTCCCACAGTCTGTGCGGAATGCTATCCCTAGCGCCAACGGAAAAGAGATGTTCCGTAACGTGGTCAACAATCAACTCAAGGCTGGAAAGTCGGAGTCTGTTGCATTTGCTTCGGCGTGGGCCGCGCTTCAGCGCGCTGGTTACAACAAAGAAGAAGGTCAGTGGATCCGCAAGAGTCGCGATACTGGCCTTGAAAACAAGATGAAAGAGCATAACGAGAACGCTGCGGATGGTCGCAAGGTCACGATGAACATGCTCCGCGAGGTTTACGACCGGGGCGTGGGTGCCTACAAGACCAATCCGCAGAGCGTGCGACCCAACGTCAAGTCACCGGAGCAGTGGGCTATGGCGCGGGTCAACAGCTTCCTCAAGATTGTGAGCGGATCCAAAACCGCAAATCACGACAAAGACCTTTTGCCTGCTGGACATCCCTCCAAGTCTGACAAAGTGGAGAAGCAGCGTGCCTTCATGAGTCGAGAGTCGGCAGAAGAAGCATCCATGGAGATGGGCCTGGAAGGCAGAACTCACTCGCACGAAACTGACTCCGGCACGGTTTACATGCCTGGAGCAGATATGGAAGAGTATACCTCGGCCATTAAGAAAACTGAGCCCACCAACGACTCAGTCCATGTTCCCAGCACAGACTGGAAGCGCAAGCCCAAACAACTCGGCAAAGCAGAAGGCTACCTCCCGCCTCAGGCAGCGCGGAACAACGCCAAACGCGCGATTGCATGGAAAAAAGAGCACGGCGATGCTGTCAAGGGTGGGACGCAAGTCGGCTGGACACGTGCCAACCAGCTCTCAAGCGGAGAAAGACTCAGCCTCAGCACTGTGAAGCGCATGGCGCAGTTCAACCGTCACCGCAAGAACTCGGTTGTTGCTCCGGAGTATAAGAACGAGCCATGGAGAGACGCTGGTCATGTTGCGTGGCTGCTGTGGGGTGGCACTACGGGCGTAGACTGGGCCAAGGGCATTGCTGAGCGAGTGCAGAAGCGCCAAGTTACTGACGACCTGTTTACTGATCAACTTGGTGCGATGGCACGGTCTGTTGACATTGGTCTCGAGGGTGACGTCCATGCGGTCGTCGTGGATGGTCAACTCTATTACCGTCCAGGTGAGGACGAGGAAGACTACGTTGAGGCTCTGTGGGACGGACCAGAGGAAGACGAAGAAACTGACGACGACGAGTCAAATGGGGACTTGCTCGATACTGCAATCCGTGCTATCCTCGGTGCTGTGATGGAAAAGTCTTCTGACATCAGCTCCTCTGTCAACATCATTAAGGCAGACGATGAGCAAAGAATCGTGTGGGGATGGGCATCCGTCGCTACCGAGAATGGAGAGTCTGTCTTCGACATCCACGGTGATCATATTCCGATGGAAGAGTTGACAAAGGCTTCGGTAGACTTTATGCGGAATTATCGTGTCGGTAAGACTGAACACTTTGGGAACCAGACCAGCGAAGTTATCGCTATGCTACCCTTGTCAAAGTCTCTGGCTGAGGCGCTAGATATCCAAACAAATCGCGAAGGTCTGATCGTCGGATTTAAGGTCTATGACGATAAGACATGGGAAGGCATCAAATCTGGTGATCTACCTGCGTTCTCTATCGGTGGAAGAGGTGAACTCCATGCGGCAGAATAAGCGCAACGTCATTAAGAATCTGGTCTTGAACGAGATCAGTCACGTGAGCGATCCGGCAAACAAAGGATCGACCGTCGTGCTGTGGAAGCGAGCTGATGCAACGAAAGGAGGGGATCTAATGACTCCCGAGGAACTCACGAAAAAGCTTGAGGAGCTCGAGACTCAAGTCTCCGACCTCGAGAAATCGAACATGGACTACAAGTCCAAGTACGACAAGATGATGGAAGCTATGAAAAAAGCTGGCGTCAAAATGGAAGAGAAAGACGGCGAGATGATGATCTCGAAGTCTGCAGAACCTGTTGAGGAATATCTTGACATTGCTGGTGAGAAAATCGCCAAGTCGTCGATTCCTGCACCTGTTCTGGCTCAGCTGGAGAAAAGTGCTAAAGAAGCAGATGATCTCCGCAAGGCTGCTGAATACGTCGAGCTGAAGAAGCGCGCCGTTGAGGCAATGCCGAACATGGCTGGCACCGAAGACCACAAAGCCCACTTGATGAAGGCTGTTGAGTCTATCGCAGATGAGGCTGTCCGTGAGGAGATCGTTAAGTCGATCAAAGCCGCTGACGCCGCAGTGAAGAAGTCGTTCGAAGAGCGTGGTTCCGACCATGTCGACGAAACCTCCCCCGCTGCTCGCCTTGAAAAGATGGCGCAAGACTATGCCGCTGAGAAGGGTATGACCTATCACTCGGCATATGTCGAAGTGATCAAGACTGCTGAAGGTCGCAAGCTGGCGACTGAAGTGCAGAACCGCAACTAAGCCTGAGGAGAATACAGATGGCTTTCGAGGAAAACAAAATCTCTGTGACGCTCCCGGCAAGCGGGAACCTTTCTGCGTCGCAGTACTGCTTCGTCGAGGTTAACTCGAGCGGGCAAGCTGCTGTTGCTGGTGACGGCGCACATGCTGACGGCATCCTGCAGAACGATCCCGCTGCTGCTGGTCGCGCTGCTGAGGTTGCAATCGGTGGTGTTGTCAAGGTGCTGTGCGGTGGCGTTGTCACTCGCGGTGGCCCCGTTGGCTCGGATGCGGCTGGTAAAGCCGTGAACGCAGCCTCTGGCGACATTATTCTTGGGACTGCCCTCGAGACTGGTGCCAATGGTGCCATCATCGCGATGCTGTTCCACCCCCGTGGTGCTGTTCCGGCAACCTGATATTAAGAACCTGAACTGGAGAAAAAGAGATGACGACACCTACCAATGCTCAGGTTCACGTCGATGCCGTGCTGACCAACATCAGCATCGCATTCATGCAGAACCGCAACAACTTCGTCGCTGGCCGGGTTTTCCCGAACGTCGCCGTCACGAAGCAGTCGGACCGCTACTACACTTTCGATCGCGGTGACTTCAACCGTGATGAAGCTCGTGTGCGCGCACCCGGCACCGAATCGTCCGGCACTGGCTTCAACCTGGACAACACCCCGACCTACTTCGCCCCGGTCACCTCGTTCCACCACGACGTTCCGTGGCAGACGATGGCAAACGCTGACGCAGTTCTGAACTTGACGCAAGCTGCGTCTGAGTTTGTGATGCAGAAGCTGCTGATCCGTAAGGAAGTAGACTTCATGGCGAAGTACTTCACTGGCGGTGTCTGGACTTTCGACTACGACGGTGTTGCTTCTTCGCCTTCGTCGAACCAAGTGATCCAGTGGTCGGACCAGACCAACGGTGACCCCATCGGTGACGTGCGTGATGCGAAAACCGCAATCATGCAGTCGACTGGTTTCGAAGCCAACAAGCTGGTCATCGGCCGTCAGGTGTACGACGCTCTTGTCGACCACCCGGATATCGTCGACCGCGTGAAGTACTCGGGCGGTGTGGGCAACGGCAACCCTGCTCGTGTGTCGCGTGAAGCTCTGGCCATGCTGTTCGAGGTCGACGAAGTGGTCGTGTCGAACGCCATCCAGAACACGGCTGCTGATGCTCTCACCAACACCCATGCTTTCATCGGTGGTAAGAAGGCTCTGCTGACCTACGCAGCACCTTCGCCGTCGCTGATGGCTCCTTCGGCTGGATACACGTTCTCGTGGACGGGCTATCTGAATCAGGGCAACGAGTTCGGTATCGCAATGAAGCGTATCCCGATGGAACTGAAAGAAGCCGATCGTATCGAAGGCGGCATGGCTTTCGATCACAAGCTGGTTGCAGCCGACCTCGGCTTCTTCTGGGATACGATTGTCGTTTAAGGGATGGAGGACTGACGAATGGCCCGACGACTCGTCGAACGAACCTTTGACCCCAAGAAACCTCTGGTGGCTCGCCGCGACTTTGTCGCGGCGGGTCGTCACTTCAAGGTTGGTGATTCCTTTGATTGGACTCGCCTCTCGGTTGCTCAGCGCCGTGTCAGCCAGATGTTTGATGCAAATATCGTTGGTCACACCGATGAAGAGCAAGCACCTCCCCCCGCTCCCCCTGCTCCGGAGCCGGAGGTTATCACAACCACCAATGATGACCTGAACGTCGACAGCCTTGCAGCATTGCAGGAGATTGCTCGCGCAGAAGGTGCTCCCATCAAAACTACAAAGATCGCACAACGTGAGGCGATTATTGCTCATCGGGAGGCCTGATTATGGCTTGGTCGTACGGCTCAAGACCTGGAACGTCTACCCAGTCGTCCCGTCTGGATGCCGTGCGGCACCTCGTTGGTGACGTGGACCAAGAAGACCAGCAGATTCAGAACGAAGAGATTCTCTTTGCTCTGAGTCAGGCTGCCGATGAGATTTACGGTGCTGCTGCCATGACATCGCGGGCTATCGCTGCGCGGTATGGTCGTCTGGTTGATACAGCGGTTGACCAGACGGGTGTGCAGGCCAGCTATTCTCAACGCCAGAAGCACTACCTGGATCTAGCTATCGATCTAGAAAAACAGGCCAAGAAGTATGGTGGCGCAAGCCTCGGTATGCCATCGGCCGGGGGCCTAAGTCGCTCTGAGGTTCGAGCTGTTGAGAGCGACGAAGATCGGGTTCCGTCGATGTTCATCGTAGACGAGCTTCGGGAGACCCGCAATGACGAACTCAAGCGTACGCTCTGAACTCGCAAATACAGCACGAGCAATCATTCGCGACTTTGGCGAACGATTGACACTTGTCCGTAAGTCTGTGGGCAACTATGACGTTGACACAGGCGTTCGTAGCTTCACAACAACAGAGTACTGTGTTCGCGTGGCTTTTGTCCGTGATGACAAGGATGAGTCTACTGACTTGGCTCGTTCAGAATCACGCAGAGCTTACATTGCTCCAGTTGACTGCTCAACAATCGAGACGAATGACGTTATCACGGGGGTAGGTGGTAACATGAAGGTCAGTCGCATCCACGAAGCCCTTATCGGTCGTGGCGGCGGTGTTGTCTATGTTTGCACACTGCAAGGATGACTTGCTCTCTGCACCGATACCGTGTATGATGGCGCAAGGAGTGCCGCTATGCTGAAGACACAGTTCAGAGTTATCGACAGGCGAGCCAGTGCCAGCAAGGCCCTGAGCGCGATCGACTCTGCACTGGGAACACTTCACAAGCGAGCTGTTCAGCATATGGTCGAAAAAGTGATCGAGTATAGTCCTGTCGATACAGGGACGTATATGGAGTCTCACAACGTTCGGCAGGGTCGTACCGCGTCACAAGCCACAGAGTCTTCCGCTAGGAAAGAGGGTAATCAGTCTTACGGGGAATACTCATCCGCAGCTCGCACCAGAATGATGGGGCAGGTTGAGGCGTTGGGTGATGCACGTGAGGCTGTCATTGCGAACAACGCTGTTCACGCTCGTTACGTGGAAAACGGAAACAGCAAGATGTTTGGCCGCTTTGTTTACCTGCGCGCACGAGAAGACACCAAGGACTTCATCCGCAGTATGGTCGCGGAGATGCGCCTATGACTGTGATGAATGAAATCAGGGCTGCTTTGGAGAATCACTTGCGGACTATGTCTGGAGTGCCTCCAATCGCAACACCTAACATGAAATACGATCCGGCCGAGAATACGACGTTTGTTCGCGCTCAGTTCGTACCGAGGACGCGTAGACCCGATGTTCGTGGACCTCAACCGATGCAGCGTTATGAGGGTTTCTACAATCTTCTAGTCTGTACCCCCACCTACGCTGGAGAGGGTGCTGGTTTGTCGATGGCAGACACACTCCTTCAAAGGTTTGACGCGACAACGGATATTTCGCGCGGTGGAGTCATCGTGCGTATCGACTACGCCGAAGTCGGTCTAAGTTATCTGGACACCCCATTCTTCTGTACTCCAGTCGTCGTGAGCTGGTACACATACAACTGAGGAGACTCAAATGACTGTTGCTCAAGGTTCCAAGGCCAGACTCGCCTATGTGGTAGAATCCACTTACGGAACGACCCCAACCACCCCCACCCTGATTACGCTGCCGTATCGGACACACAGTCTTGATCTGCAGAAAACCCTGATGGAAGCTAACGATATTCGTGGCGACCGTATTCCACGAAGCTCTCGCCACGGTCCGAAGACTGCTTCTGGATCAATTGAGGTTGATCTTCGCCGTGGAAGCTATGACACCTTTTTGGAATCTGCTTTGATGAGTACGTGGGCGTCCAACGTTCTTAAGGTTGGCAGCACGAACAAGTTCTTCACTATTGAAGATCAAGCGACTGACATGGTGCAATACCGTGCGTTCAAAGGGATGACTGTTAACTCGATGTCAGTCAGCATCGTGCCTGATCAGATGGTGCAGGCAACCTTCAATATGCTTGGTCGTGACATGACGCAGCTGACTACGTCAGCATCGGGCACTGCACCGACTGCTGATGTAGGTTACGAGCCGTATGACAGCTTTGGGGCTATGCTTGAGGGTGGTTCGTCGCTTGGTATCGTGACTTCTCTTGATTTCACGGTCGACAACTCCCGCGCCAACGTTCCGGTCATTGGTACTCCGCTCTCAGCGGCTGTAGACTTCGGCAACGCTGTGATCACGGGCACCATGACTGTGCGTTACCAGAACAAAACGCTCATCGACAAGTTCCTGAACGAGACCACGTCTTCCATCGCAGTCACTGTTGACGATGGTACGGGTGCCAACTCTCTGCAATTTGTGTTCCCGAGCGTGAAGTACAACGGAGCAGCCGTTCCCGTTGCGAACCCGCAGGGCCGGGTTATCACGCTTCCGTTCATTGCGGAGTATAACGATGCCGAGGCTACGAACCTTAAGATTGTTCGCACCTACGCAGCGTAATCCACCCCCGGTGGATAATAGGGGTGGGAGGTTTTGTCGGGGAGCCTCCCGCCCCACCCCCGACAGCCCGACAGGAGAAAAAATATGGATTTGAATTCGCTTGAGGTTAAGTCTGACACGTCTGTAGTCAAGCTTTACCATCCCGTCCACAACACTGCTATGGTGAATGATGATGGATCTGATATGACCATCACTGTTCACGGGAAGTACAGCAAGCGTTACCGCGAAATTCAGCAGAATCAGCAGAATGCCCGCCTCAAGCGCGCTGAGCGCGGTGGCAAGATGAAGTTGACGGCAGAAGAAATCCTTGCTGACCGCCTTGACCTCACTGTTGGGTGTGTTGATTCTTGGAACATCCAGTTGGATGGAAGCGTTCCAGAATGCACTCCATCCAATGTTCGCAGCATCTTCCAGCGTTTTCCGTGGATGCGAGAGAATATTGAAATCGAAATGGAGGACACTCAAGCTTTTTTGAGCGTCTGACCGAAACCCTCCTAGACTATGCTGAACGCAGGTTCGCCCTCGACCAACTGGTTGAGGGTGTCCCACTGCGCTTGCATCTTGAGCAGGAGGAAAAGGTCACAGGTGTTGCACCGGAAGAGCTTAGGTTGCCTGACTTTCCAGACGTAGCCAGACACGTCTGGGACCACTTTCTGTCTATACATCAGGGGCGGTCGTATGGTATAAATGGTCCAAACCCCATCAGCTTCCAGGACATACACTTCTGGAGCCAACTGACGGGGTGGACTCTTAGTCCGTGGGAAGTCTCGACGATAAAGAAGCTCGACGTGGTTTTCCTGAGCAAGAAAGAGGAGCCTGACGATGGATCTGGGTGAGATCGGTGTAATCCTTGTAGCCGAGGGTGAGGCCGAAGCACGTGGGGCAGTCGAGCGATTTGTTCGTGCTAGGGATGCCGCAGTCCGTTCAATGGAAGAAGGTGCCCAGCGTGAGATTCGCGCAGCCGAAGCCATTGAGCGGGCCATCCAACGTGAAATTCGTGAGTATGAAAACCTTGTTCGCACAGCTTCTGGCTTAGAGCGGGCGTATCAGGACCTCGTCGCATCATTCAACCCGCTGAACAGGGCTCAGTTGGAGTATGCACGCAGCATTGAGATGCTTGATTCTGCTCTTGAGGCAAACGTAATCAATGAGCAACAGCGTGCTCGTGCGATGGATTTGCTCCAACAGAAGATGGCATCCGCGTCTGAGGCTGAACGCACGGCTGAGATTGAGCGTGTTGCCAGAGCAACAGCTGAACATACCCGAGAGATCCAAAATGCCCAAGAGGCGTACGATCGTCTCGCTGCAAGTCTTGATCCTCTAGTTGCTGCTCAGCAGAAGTATGATGCTGGCATCGATGTTCTCAATCAAGCTGAAGCTAAACGTATCCTAACCTTGGAGCAACGAATCGCTGCTGAGAAGCGTCTTGATGCTCAACTCGCAAAAGATATTGCTGCTGTGAATGCAAAACAGGGTGCTGCTGGTGGTGCTGAGGAAGAAAAGCAGGCCGCAGCTACGAGAAAACTCAAGGCAGAGATAGACAGCCTCACGTCTACAGTCGAGGTTGCAGCACGCGCACAACAACTTTACGATCGCGCTGTTCGCGTCACGACACAGGGTGTTGAGGCAGGAGCTATAAGTGCTGACAGAGCTGCTCAGATTATGGCAGCCACCAACTCCCGTATTGAGGCGATGGGTCACATCGTCAACCAGAACGGAGAGGTTCTATCACGTGATGCGACGAGCTGGCAACGCTGGGCTCGCGGGGGTGTGCAGAACGCTGGTTATCAGGTAGCTGACTTTGCTGTTCAGGTACAAGGTGGCACGAGCGCTATCGTTGCATTCGGCCAACAGGCTCCGCAATTTCTTGGGATGTTTGGTGCTTTTGGTGCGGCGGCTGGTGCGGTCGTGGCAATCATGGCGGCGGTTGCGAGCTACTTTGTATTGACATCTGGTGAAGCTGCATCTTTGAAAGACAGTGTGGATGAGTTAGAAACATCTGTTAGGAAATACGGCGACTCTATTGGCTTGATCCGTAATCTGGATCTTGATGAAGAATTTGGTAATCTTGCTGAGCAAGTCAGAGGCGTTACGGAAGCGACCGTCGAACTTGATCGCGCCATGCTCCTGTCCAACCTTCAGAAGTCAATTAAGGCAATCAAACAAGAGTTTATCGAGCCTGGACTGGGTCAACAGATTAGAAATGCTTTTGTTACGTCTCTCTCCGGTGGTGCTTTGATCGACGCCAACCTGACTGAAGGTTCTCGTCAGCAAAACTTTGCGAAGCTAGGGCTGAACATCGGGTATGACGTATTCGAAGGTATGATGACGGGTATGGCAAATGCTGCAAATGCGGGAGATGTCGAAGCTGTTGCAAATACGATGTCTGAGATGATCAAACAAGCGATCCCAAGTGGTCAGCTTGTTGATATGGATGGAACCATTAGTGATGGTGCGGTTTTCCTTCTACAGCTTGATGCCATGTATAAGCTGATTGCTCAGGCCAATGCTGAAATGAATGGTTCTGCAGAAGCAGCTAAAGATGCTGCGGAAGCTGCGGAAGATGCAGCTAAAGCAGAAGAAAAACGTCTAAGAGAACTTGAAAAAATTGCTGAAGCCCGTGCCAGAGATTTGTCAAAGGGCCTAGAGATGCTCACGACTCTGCATAATCAAACAGAGTTGCAGGAAGCAATCCTCCGCTACGGTGAGGACTCTATCGGTGTAGAAACAGTCAAGGCTCAGCAAGCACGTGAGGCATACTTCGCACGCGTGAATGCACTTGATATTGAAGATAGTCTTAGACAGATCTTGCGCGACAGCTATGACGAGATGGTCGCAGCTACGGATGAATCTTCTCGCTTTGCTGATGAAGCTGCTCGAGCCAAGGCTGAGTTTGATGGTATCGTTGGCTTGATCACCACAATCCAGGGCCAAATCGCCAGCTTGGGCCTTAGCAATATTGGCAAAGAAGCAAGACTTGCAGCGCTCCGCGCTGGTCAGAGTGAAGCAGAAGCTGGCCTTGCCGGGACGATTGCCACAGAGCGCGCACGCCTCTCCCCCGCTCTTGGGGCTGGTGAGGCATCTATTCGTGCCGGGGCACAGGCAGAACTAGATGCCTTTATTGCTTCTAAGCAAAAAGAGTTAAGTCTCGATACAGAGATCAGTGCAATTGTAAAAGAGCGCCGGGATGCTGAGCGTGAGGATAAGAAGGGTGGTGGCGGCAAAGATGATCCGCTCATCGAGCTCATCCGGCGCGTTGAGCTTGAGCGTGAGCTTCTCGGTGTGTCTGAGTCTGAGCGTGATGTTCGTATGGCTGTTGCAAAGGCTGACCAAGACTACACGGAAGGTGCGATACAGAACGCTATTGCCATCCTCGAGCATGAGCGTGCTATTATCGAGCAACGCCAAGAGATGGAGCGCCTGTCTAACTTCATCGGGGACCAAGTTGGTGACGCTTTGATGTCGATTGTGGATGGGACAAAGTCTGTAAAAGACGCCTTCAAAGACATGGCACGTGCGGTCATTTCGGAACTGTATCGAGTCATCGTCGTACAGCGCATCGTGAACGCTGTGTCCGGTGGGATCAACAATTTGTTTGGCAGCGCGAACGGCAACGCTTTCTCAAACGGATCCGTGGTTCCGTACGCTGATGGCGGTGTGGTGTCGCGGCCGACGCTGTTCCCGATGTCCAATGGTCGCACGGGTCTCATGGGTGAAGCTGGCCCAGAAGCAATCCTCCCGCTCAAGCGCGGACCAAGTGGTCAGCTCGGTGTGGCGGCGTCCGGCACTGGTGGTATCACCGTGACAAACAACATCAGCGTAACTGGATCTGACTCTGAGGCTGTTCGCCGTGAAATCACCAAGATGATTCCACAAATCTCTAAGGTGACCACGGCGGCTGTGATGGATGCCCGCAAGCGCGGTGGAACAATGAAGGCAACATTCGGTTAAGGAAGATAGTATGGCTATCTCGTACCCACTAACACTTCCGACCACGATTGGCATGAGTCAGATTACGATCTCAGCCAATAATGTGGACGTTCTAACGATGTCGCCTTTTACGTATGCGCAAGGGCAAGTTCTCCAGTACGCTGGGGAGATGTGGACTGCGTCTGTGAGTATACCACCAGTCAAGCGTGATCTAGCTGAGGCATGGGTTGCATTTCTCTTGTCACTCCACGGTAGGGTTGGAACGTTCTTGATGGGTGATCCAAATGCTGCGGCACCGAGAGGAACTGTAACGTCGTTGACTGTAACTGGAACTACGGGGCAAAGCTCTGTAACTGTAGCGATGACAGGAACACTCCTCGCTGGCGACTATATTCAGATAGGAACAGCCTCTGACGCAACTCTCCACAAAGTTCTCGTAGATAAGACAAACGCGGGAACTTTAGAAATCTGGCCTGCACTCCGTAAAGATCGAACAGCGGTTGCAGCAACAACACTCAATACCGTTGGTCTCTGGAGGCTTTCGAGTAGTGTCGCCACGTGGCAGATTGATCAGATTTCTTCCTATGGTATCACATTCGACTGCATGGAGGTTGTCTGATGGCTAGATCAATTCCTGCTGGTCTTTTGGCTGCTCTTACGCAAACGGTAGCTCGCCCATACTACGCTATTGAGATGATGTTTGACACAGCTCCTGTTCGCTTTTGGACAGGTATTGGTGAGAGAACTATTGGGACAAGCACGTATGTCGGTGGTGGGTCTCTGATTCAGATATCTGAGATGGAGGAAATTGCTGATCTCTCAGCTAAGTCAGCTACGATCACAATCAGTGGATTGAACGACTCTATCGTATCTGCTGCACTTCAGGAGCCCTACCAAAGACGTCTGTGCAGAATTATGCTTGGGGAAGTTAGCTCGGCTGATGTTATTGAGATGTTCTCTGGCAAGATGAACACGATGCGAATTGATGACGGACCAGATAACTCCGCAATTACACTCACTATCGAATCACGACTTGTTGAGTTGGGACGGGCCAAGGTCCGCCGCTATAATCACGAAAGCCATATCTCACGCTACCCTGGAGATAATTTCTTCTCTTACGTAGCCAGTCTGCAGGATAAGCAAGTTCCATGGGGCCGGAAACAATCCTAAACAACTACCTGCAAGAGATTGCAGACAAGCCATTCAGGCTTGGTCGCCACGACTGCCTCACGTTCACAAATGAGGCATGGAAGAGAATGTATGGCTACGGTTGGGCCGATGACTGGTTGGGTCGCTACATTGCAGCGCGCTCACCAGATGACTTACGGCAAGAGTATGGCTTTAATTCTTTTGTAGAAGCTATCGACAGCAGACTCCAGCGTGCAGACAAGCTCCCCCCGCGCGGCGCACTTGTTATGACCTTCGGACACACTGGATGGTTCACAGGTAAGGCTCTGGGACTTTGTGTTGGAGTAAACGCTGCTTTTCTGCAAGCGGGGGGTGTGGTATACCTGTCTGTGGCGGATGTAGAGTTGGCCTGGACAAAACCATGACACCACTGAAAAGATTGTTGACGGGTTCTGTAGCTCCGGTAATTCTCCGTGAGCCAGTTTCTTTCACTCTCTTTTTTGCTGGATCTGCTTATGCTTTCACAATCCCAGCGGTTCTCTGGTATGTGGGCACCACACTCGTAACGTCTTGGGCACTCAAAGCTCTTGGTCCAAAGCCTGATTTTTCAGGTACGCGAGGACTTCTCACGAACGCTTTGGATGGCACTGCTCCACAGCAGTACGTCTATGGTCGCGTGAGAAAAGGTGGAACAATTACGTTTTATGAGTCTACTGGGAATAACAACGAATTTCTACATATGGTCATCTGTTTGGCTGGACACCAAGTTCAGTCAATTGGTGATATATACATCAACGATGAAATTGTGACAGTGAACTCAACCACCGGGTTCGTTACATCTGCACCTTGGAACTCTAAAATAAGAATTAAGAAACTTCTTGGTTCGGATGCGCAGGTTGTTGACCCTGATTTAGCCGCTGAAACGTCTGCAGATACTTCATTCCGTGGCCAAGGGATCGCATACATCTATGCTCGTCTTGAGTATGATCAAGACGTATTCACGAACGGTATTCCAAACATCACTGCGGTTGTTGATGGCAAACTCGTCTTTAATCCAAGCACAGGTGCAACTGCTTTCTCTAGGAATGCTGCACTCTGTATTCGTGATTATGTGACCGATGAACGTGGTATGGGTGATACAAGTATTGATGACAACATGCTCATCGCATCAAGGCTCGTGTGTGATGAGAACGTCACGCTGGCTGCTGGTGGAACAGAAAAGCGTTATGAGGTGAACGGTGTTATCTCGTCTGCGACTAACATTGGTGACAACTTGCAGTCTATGCTGACTGCTTGTGCTGGAACACTATTCTGGGGCCAAGGTGAGTGGAAACTCAAGGTGGGCTACTACACTCCTCCGGTGAAGACCTTCACACTGGATGATCTTCGTGGTCCGGTAACGCTCCAAACTCGCGTCAGTATGTCTGAAATCTTTAACGCGGTGCAGGGAACGTTTAACGATGCTGCCCAAGACTATGTCACTGTGGACTATCCCAAAATCACGAGTACCCCGTTTGAGATTGAAGATGGTGGTGTCAAATCAGAACTAGACCTCGAGTTGCCGTTCACAACATCCTCAGCAATGGCACAGCGTATTGCAAAAATGACTCTGTTCCGTGGAAGAGAGCAGATGATTATATCGGCTGATTTCGGTCTTTCAGCCCTTGATGTTCAGGTCGGCGATATTGTAGCTCTCACCGTGGTGCGTTACGGGTGGTCAGCCAAGGTGTTTGAGGTTATCGGGTGGAAGTTCTATCAGGATACTGATTCAAATGAGTTGAAAATCAGTATGAATTTACGTGAGACCAGCTCTGCTGCTTTTGATTGGCTTGCCGAAGAAGAAGCAATTATATCCAACAACACGAACCTGCCGGACCCCTACTTTGTTCCTGCGATTTCTATCGGATTAACTCAAGTTCCACGACTCATCTATGAGAAGTTGACCAACACGATTGTGGTGAACATAACTGCGTCTGCGTTCTTTATTGATCGTGTTGAGGTGCAGTTCAAACCGTCAGCTGACACCAACTGGAAGGGTGTCGGTGTGGGTGCTCCAGGACGCTATGAGATTATCGACGTTGGCGACGGTGACTATGACGTTCGTGCCCGTGCATACAACCAGATTGGTGTCCGTGGTGATTGGGTTTATTACAACCTGTTCCAAGTTTCAGGTGTGAATGCACCACCTCAGGACGTAACAGGTGCGCACGGATATGTGTCGGGCGGTACGATTGTGTTGGAGTGGACCCCTGTTCCAGACGCAGATTTGTCTCACTATATGGTGCGTTACGCAATTGAGGAGACTGGGGCCACTTTCGCTAACGCCACCACGGCGGTTGACAAGGTCGCCCGTCCTGGAAGTAGTGTGATTATACCTGCTCGACCCGGAACATATATGATTCGAGCTGTTGATAAGACTGGTGTCTCGTCACCAAGCTACGCTTCTGTGGTTTTAGGTGACTCAGCTTTTGAGCAGTTTGCTACTTCTCTGTCACTTACAGATAGTCCGACATTTGCTGGCTCGAAGACTAACTGTTCTGTAGTCAGTGGAGCGCTGCGCATCACGTCTGGTTTGAGTGGCACATATCAGTTTTCGGACTACATCAACACGGGTGCGGCGCGGCGCGTAAGAGCCAGAACTGATGTGACTTTGGTTCGTCACTCTACAACTCTTGCTCTGTTTGACTCGATTGTTGGCCTGTTCGACTCACAGCCGGGTTTTTTCGACAACTTCACAGGTAACTCTGATCTTAGTGACATAGACGTTGTTATGTTTATTCGTTCCACGAACACAGACCCTACTCTCTCCCCGACTTGGTCGCCTTGGACCATCTACAAGGGTGGTGATTTCTTTGGGTGGGCTTTTCAGTTTAAGATAGACCTAGTGTCGCAAACTGCGGGAGCTACACCAAGCATCACGGCGCTTACAGCACGTGTCTGGCACAACTAAACAGGAGGTGGATAATGGCCACACATGACTACGTAATCGACAACCAGAGTGCAACCGCGTTTAGATCTGATCTGAACAGTGTGCTGCAAGCCATTGTCTCAACAAACTCCAACGCGACAGCCCCCGCCACCCCGTATGCGAACATGCTCTGGTATGACACTGCCACGAACATTCTCAAGAAGCGGAACGAGGCAAACAGTGCGTGGATTAACCTCGGCACGATTGACGAGGCAGCGGGGACGTTTACGCCATCTGGCGGAGGTTCTATTGCGTCTCAGGCGGAAGCCGAAGCTGGCACCAACAACACCAATTTGATGACACCGCTTCGCACGTCCCAAGCTATTGCAGTGCTTGGCTCTCATGTAAACTACCAAGTCTTCACCGCATCAGGCACATGGACCAAGCCCAGCAATCTTTCTGCTGACGCGATTGTGATTGTTGAAGCGTGGGGCGGTGGTGGCGGTGGTTCTCGCTGCCCTATTGGCACCGACCGTATCTCAGCGGGAGGGGGCGGAGGCGCTTACCAGTGCAGAGAATTTTTAGCATCCTCTCTGGGGGCTACTGTATCGGTAACCGTTGGGGCAGGCGGGGCTGGATCGACAACAGACTCGACACCTTCTACCGCCGGAGACGGCGGCAGCTCCACTTTCGGGACAGTTCTTACAGCCTTTGCCGGAGGTGGTGGCAGGACGGCTAGCCCTATCGCAGCCAACGGGGGCAATGGCGGCAGCTACGAAGTCAGCGCTGTTTCTTATATTTCCCTCGGCGTCTGGGGCGGCAATGGGGGCAGCACAGGCGCGGTTGGCGCGCCTGGCATTTTTTGGGGCGGCGGCGGCGGAAGTGGGGGCAATGACGGAGGGAACGGCTGGTTTGGCGGCGGCGGCGGCGGCGGGGGCCAGACTACGGTGCAGCCGGGCGGAACTTCCAGATATGGTGGCGCAGGCGGAGCTGGTGGCGTCACGGGTGTCGGAACTCCTGGAAGCGCGCCGGGTGGCGGTGGCGGGGGTGGCCGTGGTAACAACGGAGGCGCTGGTGCGCGTGGCGAAGTTCGCGTTTGGACAATTGGGTGATCGACATGAGAAAAGCTGAAATCTCCAACGGGGTCGTGGTCAACGTCATCTTGGTTGACCCGCAGAACATCCCAGACTGGTGCGCGAGTTGGCCGGAAACTGAAGAAGCTGGTCCCGGCTGGCTTTACGACGGCTCTACTTTCTCGCCCCCACCGCCCGTCATGCCGACACGCGAGGAGCAGGAAGCGGCTCGTAAGGCAGCCTACGAGGCCGAAGCCGACCCACTGTTCTTTATGTCCCAGCGCGGCGAGGCAACGATAGCCGAATGGGAAGCCAAGGTCGCTGAGATCAAGGCCCGCTATCCGTATCCCGCAGATTGATACACCCGTTGCCAAGAATAGGTGTCTGTGGTATCTTACACAAAATCAGCGGAGGATAATATGTCGACCAAGGTCGGGTATGGTCTCGTAAGAGATAGCAATGGCAAGCCCAAGATTGATGATCCAAGCAGCGTTCACCCTGCTGTCATCGGAATGCTGACCCACGAAGAAAAAGTGGAACTCGGTATTTGGACCGGACCACACGCTCGCGATGCTCAAGGCACCAAGCGCCTTGAGAAAACCGCCGAAGGATATCGTGCAGTTGACGATCTGGTGGCCGTTACTGAGATTTATGACGGAGAGCTTTACGTCAAACTCTCTGTACGCTCTGACGTCCCCGCAGGAACTGAAATCAAGCTGGAGATCTGATTATGGCTATCACACTGACTACTGCCGCAAGAAATGCTGCCTGCAATGCGGTTGTCGACCTGATTGACGTTGGCACTACTGACGCGAACGGAGACATTGTTATCATGACGTCTTCTGACGTTGAGGTAGCAACTCTCGCCTTCGCAAATCCTGCGTTCGGTGCCGCTGCAACGGGTGTTGCAACTGCGAACACCATCGCTGCTGACACCACGGCTACGGGTGGCACGGCTGCTCGTTTCAAGTTCCAGGACCGGAATAACACTGAAGTTCTGCGTGGCAACGTCGCAACTTCTGGTTCGGACCTCAATCTGTCGTCCTTGAACATTGGCGCTGGTGACACCATCTCTATTTCGTCGTTCACTGTTACGATGCCCGCTACCTGATAAAGGAGCGCAGTGATGGCAAAGCTCGTCAATCGGGCAAAGATGACGACCACAACTGTTGGAACCGGGACCATAACTCTCGGTTCTGCGGCCTCTGGCTTCCAGACGTTCGCAGCAGCAGGGGTTGTGAACGCAGATGTTGTTCGTTACGTCATCGAAGAAGGAACAGCTTGGGAGATCGGTAACGGAACATACACCGCTACCGGAACAACTCTTGCTCGTTCGTTGCTCTCGTCGAGCACAGGATCACTCTTGTCACTGGGCGGCAACGCCACGGTCTACGTGACCGCAACAGCTGAAGATTTTAACGAGCTTGCATTACTAGCCTCCCCCGCTTTTACGGGAACGCCCACCGCTCCGACCGCTGCCGTCGGCACGAATACCACGCAGATCGCTACGACTGCGTTTGTGAACGCTGAGATTGCTAATGACGCAACACTCAAAGCGAACAATCTTTCTGATCTAGCAAACACTGCAACAGCCCGCACCAATCTTGGGGTCGCGATTGGCACAAACGTGCAAGCTTATGATGCTGATTTGCAGGCGATTGCGGGTCTTGCGGTCACTGACAGCAACTTTATTGTCGGTAATGGGACGACGTGGGTAGCTGAAAGCGGGGCGACGGCAAGAACTTCCCTCGGCCTTGGCTCCCTTGCCACGGCAAGCACAATTAGTAACGATAATTGGTCTGGCGCTGATCTATCTGTCGCCAACGGTGGTACGGGTGCATCTGACGCAGGTACAGCGCGCACAAACCTCGGCCTCGCCATCGGGTCCAACGTGCAAGCGTATGACGCTGGTTTACAATCTATTTCGGGTCTGACCACTTCCGCAGATCAGATGATCTACACGACCGCTTCGGATACCTATGCTACAGCCAGCCTCACTGCCGCTGGACGCGCGATTCTTGATGATGCAGATGCTGCGGCGCAAAGAACCACGCTTGGCCTCGGAACGATAGCTACGCAGGCCGCAAACTCTGTTTCCATCACTGGTGGGTCTATTTCCGGCATTACCGACCTCGCCATCGCTGACGGTGGTACTGGAGCGTCTGACGCTGGCACGGCTCGGACCAACCTCAATGTGCCAACGCGCACTGGCGGTGACGCTTCGGGGACGTGGGGCATCAGCATCACGGGCAATGCTGCTACGGCGACGACGGCTGACCAGATTGATGGGATTGGTTTTAGGAATACTGGCTCCAACTCCGCTGTCAACGCAGACACCTTGGACAGCAACGGCATCACCTACTACACGGCGGGTGTCCCGAACTTCACTGGTAACGCCACCGATGGTGCCTTGTACTCTCAGGCATACAGTTCTTCGTGGCAGCATCAGATTGCAGCAGATTACCGCTCTGGACAAATCGCGCTTCGAGGAAAGAACAACGGCACTTTTCAAGCGTGGCGCACTGTTCTCGACAGCAGCAACTACACCTCCTACGCTCCATCTCTGACCGGATCGGGTGCCTCTGGGACGTGGGGTATCAGCATCACCGGAAACGCTGCGACGGCCACCAGTGCGACCGACAGCACCAAGTTGCCTCTAGCTGGTGGCACCGTAACTGGTGACATCATAATGAGTGGTACTGGATTTCTGGATGTTCCAGTGGGAACCACTGCGCAACGTCCAGTCACTCCATCGGTTGGTATGATTCGGTTCAACACAACACGAAGCTGCTTCGAAGGTTACAACGGAACTGGTTGGGTCAATCTGAGTCCTATCAATTTTGACGACATCGGCGCTATCGCATAATTAAATCCGCAGGTGTAAGGTATGCTCGGATTCACACCACTTGCATCTGCGGTACTTGCCGATGACGGTGGAGAGAAAACAATCGTCTCTGGCTCCGGGGCCGTAACTCTTGGAGCAGTAACAGCGTCTGGAGTCGCTGAACGCGACGTCACATCCAGCGGTGCGGCTCTACTTGGTGCCGTATCAGCTTCCGGCACTGGTGAGCGTGAGATTACATCAAGTGGCGCACCTGCTCTGCCAAAGATCACATCTTCTGGCTCAGGTATTCGCACTGCAAACGGAAGCGGCACCCCCGCCCTACCGAAGATTGTTACCACTGGCGTTGCTGAGCGCACTGTAACATCAAGTGGAGCAGCTCTGCTTGGTCCTGTTATAGCTTCTGGTGAGGCTGAGCGCGACATTACTTCCTCCGGCAATGCTGCACTTGGTACTGTTACATCTTCCGGATCGGGCATCCGCACTGCAAACGGAAGTGGTACTCCATCCCTACCAAAGATTACTACGACTGGCGAAGCTGAGCGCATCATTGTATCGTCAGGGAGTGCTACGCTTGGTGCTGTCACGGCTTCAGGTGAAGCTGAACGTGTTGTCACATCATCCGGCAATGCTGTACTCGGTCCGACTACAACATCGGGCACTGGTGTTCGTACGGCAAACGGAAGCGGCACACCATCTCTACCGAAGATTGTCACCACTGGCGAAGCTGAGCGTACTGTAACATCATCAGGCAATGCCACACTCGGAACTATAGTGGCGTCAGGTGAAGCTGAACGTGTCGTCACGTCAAGCGGAACAGCTTTGCTTGGTCCAGCTACAGGTTCCGGCACTGGTGCGCGTGAGATTACATCAAGTGGCACCCCATCGCTCGGTATTGTTACAGCTTCGGGTGCTGGTGTTCGCACAGCCAACGGGAGCGGCACCCCTGCTCTGCCAAAGATTACTACGACTGGTGAAGCTGAGCGTGTTGTTACGTCAAGCGGCACAGCTCTGCTCGGTCCTGTTACAGCTTCAGGTGAAGCTGAACGCGACATTACTTCTTCAGGTAACGCTGCACTTGGCCCGACCACAGCCTCAGGTGTAGGTGTTCGTACAGCAAACGGAAGCGGTACTCCTGATTTACCAAAGATTGCTACGACTGGCGAAGCTGAGCGCACTGTTACATCATCAGGTAGTGTCACACTCGGAACCATCACAGCCTCCGGTGAAGGTGAACGTATTGTCACGGGTGCTGGTGCCGCAAATCTAGCGCCCCTGACCGCAAGTGGTGTTGCTGAGCGCGAAGTAACATCTTCTGGAGTGGTGGTCCTTGGGCCAGTCACAGCAGATGGCACTGGTGAGCGTGAGATTACAGCAACAGGAACACCAAGTCTACCCCCCGTTCAAGCTGATGGTCTGGGCGAGCGGGAGGTGGTCTCCAGTGGTTCTGTTCTGTTGGGTATTGTCACAGCGGACGGCACTGGTGAGCGCGAGATTGCGGGTGCGGGCGCGGCGGTCCTAGGGCCAACGCAGGCGCAAGGTGTTGCGGAGCGCGAAGTTCCTGCATCCGGCAATGCGACACTCGGCGTACCAACCACTGACGGTGTTGCTGAACGTGAGATTACGTCTACGGGTGCGGCGACTTTGGGGACTGTGTCCGCATCCGGCACAGGTAGGCGTGAGATTACTTCGAGTGGTTCGCCGTCGCTGGGTGTTATCACTGCCTCCGGTGAAGGTGAGCGCACAGTCGTATCATCCGGCAATGCGCTGCTAGGTGTTGTCAGTGCAGACGGTGTTGGTGAGCGTGACGTAGTCTCTAGTGGCGCTGCTCAACTTGCCGCAATCGCAACCGACGGTACGGCTGAACGTGAGGTAACCGCCACAGGCGACGCTCTACTTGGAGTGGTCTCGGGGTCTGGTGAGGCTGAACGTGAGATTGCCTCAACAGGTGCCATTACTCTTGGTGCGGTCACAGCTGATGGTGTTGCTGAACGTGAGATAGACGCCAGCGGTGCAGTGATTCTTGCTTTCCCAACGGTGTTTGGTGAAGGTGAGCGCGATGTTACATCGTCTGGTTCTGCACTGCTGCCCGGTGCGGTTGCAAGCGGTGTTGCTGAGCGCACTATCTCTGGGGCTGGATCCATCACCCTGTTTGGTGTGCAGGTGTTCGGTCTTGGTGAGCGAGAGATTGTAGCATCAGGCGATGCTGCCCTTTCATCAATCTCCGCAGACGGTGTAGCTGAGCGCGAGATTGATGCCAGTGGTAACGCTCAACTTCGCGTTGTGGTTACTGATGGACTCGCCTCACGCGGTGTGAATGGCTCAGGCTCCGTGGACCTTGGACCTATAGTCACAGATGGTGTGGCTGAGCGCGATATTACAGGTGTTGGTGGCTTTACTCTCCAGCAGGTTGTGGTGTATGGTGTCGGTATCCGCGAGATAAAAGGATCAGGTGTGGTCCTGCTTGGCGGAGCAGTGGTGCAGGGTAATCAGTTCTTGCCTTCTGGCCGTAGGTCCGTGGACGAAAACGCAGAGTTCACAAGCCGAACAGAATTGGTGATCCGTAGCGGAACTGTTGAAGAAAGCAGTCAGTTTAACGGAAGTGCCAGTGTCGAGCAAAGAGCAGGAACAATACAGCTCACTATTAGAAAAGGTCTGGCGGAGGTAGCATGACATTCAGCATCAAGAAAGACTCAACCTCCCCCGCCCTCCGTGCAACTCTGCAATACGACGACTGCTCGGTGGTGAACCTTACGAACGCCACGGTGCGCTTCCACATGCGTAGATTCGGGCAGACGGCCACTGTAGTCGACGCCGCTGCGACCGTTGTATCGGTAGGCGGGGTGGTTGAGTATCGGTGGGCTGTTGGAAACACAGCCAACATTGACTCGTATGAAGCTGAGTTTGAAGTCACCTATGCCGACAATACGGTTGAAAAATTTCCGTCGAGCGGCTTTATCTCCGTAGAAGTAACAGAAGCAATCGCCTGATGGAGCACTACATGACGACTGAAATTATCTGGAGCGCAGTTCTGTCAGGCATCCTTGGCCTTGTTACCTTGGTTTTGCGGAACCACATTGACGAGGTTAAGCGTTTGCAGATTCTTCTGAATAAAACACGTGAAGAGATGGCTAAGGAATACGTGACCAAAACTGAGGTTCACGCAGACATTAATCGAGTTATCGCCCGCCTTGATCTCCTGGAAAAGAAAATCGACAGACTTATCGAACGCAGTCCGAAATAACATCAGGGTGGCCAGATGTTCGATCCAGTCAGCATAGGTGTTGCCCTGAGTGTTGGAAGCAAGGCTTTCAACCTGCTCAAGCAGGGGATTGCGGCTGGTCGCGAAATCCAAGACATGGCGTCCCAGCTTTCGGAGTGGGGTAAGGCTGTATCAGATATCGCATACGCCGCTCAGAAAGCAAACGAACCTCCGGGTGTTTTTCAAACGCTGTTCGGTGGTGGTAATCAAAAAAGTGCCATCGATATTTTCGCTGCCCAGAAGCAGTGTGAGCAGCAACGCAAGGAGCTGCGCCAGCTCATCAGCTACACCTACGGGAATGATGCGTGGCTGGAGTTTCAAAATATCGAGCGCCGGGTGCGAGAGCAACAGCGCGAACAGGTCTATCGTCGCAAAGAACTGATCGAAGGTATTCTGGAAGCTGCGCTTTGGACAGGCATCATCTTGGCGACAAACGTTATTGCAGGCTTTGGTCTGTACTTCTGGGGCCGCTATTTAGGGAGATGGTAGATTGAGACTTGTAATCCTACTCTTGGTCGCGGGATGCGGCCCTGTTACTGTATCGTCCGTGGCTTACACGACGGCCTGCCCGAAAGGTGACCGACAGTGCGAAATACGTCAGAACGCAGAAACGCTCTATTACATGGCGCACGGCGATGCGGCCAACGAACTGCTTTGCTCTGGCGATACGCGGGACGTTATGGGTGCGCTCTGCTCTGTGTACTAACCACGACTGCCAGTGCGCAGGTGACTGGTGACCTCAATACCAACAGCGGCAACACCAACTCTACCATCGGCTCCAACAACAACGACAGCACCACCAACTATAACGGTTCAGGGTCGGCACCATTCTCCACCCCCGTTCCTACCGCCGCAGCGCCGACGGTCATGGGCGGGGGAGGTAACGACTCTTGCTTGATACCTGTGCAGAGCGCTTTCCAGATTAGCATATTTGGTCGCGCAGAAGGCAGAATGGAACAGGACCCTGAGTGTAACCGCCGCAAAGACGCCCGTCTGCTGGGCACTCCGCAGGAAAGTGGTGGCCTCGGGCTGCAAGTCAGTGGCATCTCTGTTATGTGCGAAAGCCCTGAGATATTCAAGGCAATGGCTCTGGCCAGCACTCCTTGTCCAGTCTATTCGATTGAGACTGGAAAGTTGCTAGTCGGGCGCGACGCTTATCTATCTATGCGTAGCAATCCAGATATTTATGTGGTAGGATACGCCCAAGATCAGGCGTTCTGGGACGCCTTCCTAATGATGAATGAGGAGTTACCTGATGTCTTACCTCAAGAAAACAGTGGTCCTACTCTGTCTGAGCGCTTCCGCCGCTCAAGCCGATCCAACGATAACCAATCTACAGGGGTCGGCACAGACAATCCTTGACCAACTTTCTGCGGCTCAGAGCCTGACGGCTGGTGCAACCTACTACGCAGCAGATGGCAGCATCATTGACCCCGGCGTCATGCAGGACGCCACTGTTACTGAGCAAATGCGCCTTGACTATAACTCTGACATTCAGGGGGTGATCGACGCGACCTACTACAACGCCGAGATTTTGTTTCAAGATCAGCACGAAGCAGCAATGGCAAATCTCGATACGGCTGTCGATCAGCTCGTTGCCGCGACTTTGGTTTTGATGGAAGTGCAGGCCGTGGCCAACATGGCCGCGCAGGCGGATACCGTGCAAGAGCAGATGGCCTTCCAGACGATCCTAAGCAATAACGACATGACCATCAGCGCAGCCGATGTTAGCAGCTACAACAACGCTCTTGGTGCTGTGCAGACCTACGCCCGCGATGCGGGTGCCTTCTTGGCTGCATCACGCAACGTGAATATGACTAGCTCAGTTGACAACTATGCGGCCAACACCGGGGCTAGCCTCTACGGCGCTACGGTGGCCTACAGCGCCACGGCGGACATTATCAACGTGAGTATGGGTCAGGTTTACAGCATCGGCCTGCAAGGACTGCTTGGCGCAGACGCAGTGTCGGTGGCTGATGTGTACGCTGCCGGGTACGGCTCGTGAGCGAGGAAGCTGAAACCAACGGCCTGCGGATCGCGGGCTTTGACGTAAAGGGATGGTGGCTTGCCGCCGCCCTCCCAGTCTTGTCAGGCTTGAGCGGAACGATCTACGTGGGCTACGATACCGTCAACCGCTTCTGGGCCGTTGAGGAAAGCGTAGATGGCGTCTTGGGTGTTGAGAGCCGGGTGCAAACTCTGGAGCAGGCCATACAGGACAATGACGTCCGGGGCCTTGCACCGAAGCTGTCGGCCATCAGCACGCAGATGGGAACAATTCTCGAGCAACAGAAAGAGCTGATGGACCTACGCTCTGTAGTCGAAAAATCAGATAGCATAACCTCCAACCTCCAAGGTAAGTTGGAGAAATACGATGCTGAAATTGAAGACTTATGGAAAGCTATGGATGACTTAGTGAGGAACCCAATGCGATGATGAAACTTGAAGCCTTAATCTGGGTGGCTTTTGTTGCTGCCATTGCTGTGATCTTTTACTTGTCTGGTGACGGATTTTATCGTTATCCTTGCCAAGATCCAGCTAACTGGTCTGCCTTAGAGTGTCAACCACCTATTTGCCTTCGCACCGGAATGTGCGCCACTGACTTGACAGGAGACTCGCAATGAGTAAGAACGATCCAGAAATGATGGAAGCCAAGCTGCGCTACTTCATCGGTTGTGCGCTAGTGGTGATCTTGGCAGGCACTATCTTTACAATTCTCTACAGCCTTGTGTTCGTAACTCAGCCCCTTGGTGAGTCAAGCGAGAACGACCGCAAGTTCTTTGAGCTGCTGACACCCATCGCTAGCTTTATCGTTGGTGCCTTGGGCGGTGTGATGGCAGCAGGTAACAATCGCAACAAGGGTGGCAATGATGAGCCCCCCGCACCAACGCAGGAGTATGTGGAATGATTGGGCGCATCGTAGGAATGCTTGTTGGCCGCAAGCTCAAAGAGAAGGCCGTGGACGCAGTGCTGGACAAGGTGAACCTACCTGACCCGGTGGAGAACGCAATCAAGGTTGCGGCCACGGGCAACGTCGGTGACCTGCTCGGCGGCATGGGAAAAGACATGGCGCAAGAGGCTGTGCTTGGTGAGGTCACCAAGAAGGTGCCGATCAAGAGACCCAAGAAATGAGGTGGCTCGTTGCCCTGCTCTTGTCAGCAACCCCTGCGCTTTCTACGCCCTACGAGATCACTCGGGTCATCGACGGCGATACGGTGGAGATTGCGGTGGATTTTCTCCCGTCGCCCCTCCCGCCCAAGCTGTCGATCCGCGTGATTGGTATCGATACGCCTGAGAAAGCCCCTCGCGCTCAATGCGATGCCGAGGCCGCCTTGGCCAAGAAGGCCAGCGCCTTCACCAAGAACGCTGTGGCCAATGCCCTAGAGGTCGATGTCAAAATACTCAAGTGGGACAAGTACGGTGGCCGGGTGCTGGGCGAGGTCTACCTAGATCACCAGAGCCTCGCCGAAAGCCTAATCTCTGCGGGCCTTGCCCGTCCATACAAAGGCGAGGCCAAGTCCTCGTGGTGCGAATAGGAGAACGTGAATGACCCTACTAACTGTAGATCAATTGCGCGCGATGATCCCAACCAATAAAGAGGTTGAGGCTTGGTGCGAAGAACTGAACAAAGCACTGCCGAAGTACGACATTACGACCGACCAGCGCATTGCAGGTTTTATCAGCCAGTGCGCTCACGAGTCGATGGACTTCAACGCCATGAGCGAGAACCTCAACTACCGCGAGGAAACGCTAAACAAGGTGTTCCCGCGCTACTTCGGTCCAGGCAAGCGCAATGCCGCAGAGTATGCTCGTAACCCTGAAAAGATTGCGAACTACGTCTACATGGATGAGTTCCGCACTTCTAAGCTGGGTAATACTCAACCGGGGGATGGTTGGCGCTTCCGTGGACGGGGACTCAAGCAACTTACAGGGCGCGACAATTACACCCGATTTGCCAAAGACTACGACCTGACAGCGGAAGAAGCTGCTGTCTGGGTAGAAACTAAAGAAGGTGCTTTGGCATCGGCCCTGTGGTTCTGGAACACCAACAAGCTGAATCCAGTTGCTGACACTGGCAACGTGGCCGCACTCACCAAGAAGATTAACGGTGGCGACATTGGCTTGGCTGACCGTCAGGCACGCTATGCCAAGGCGATGGCTGCTCTAGGTGGGAAAATCACAGCCTCCCCCGCCACTGCTCCGGCATCAGCGGGGGGCACTTTGCGTCGTGGCTCCAAAGGCGAAGAAGTCAAGAAAATGCAGGCTGCTCTCAAGCTAACTGCTGATGGTGACTTTGGCCCCGGCACCGAGGCTGCTCTCAAGAAGTGGCAGGCTGCAAATGGCCTAACCGCAGATGGTGTAGCTGGCCCCAAGACTCTCGCTAAACTTCTCGGTTAGCGAACCACCCCCGAGCACCGTCTCCGGTGACAAGATCCGCAATGTTCTTCTTATTGATGAGCGCTTCGATAATCTTGTCATCAACGGTGCCGGGGGCCACCAAATCAACATAGGTGACACTCTTGGTTTGCCCTGAGCGGTGGGCGCGGTCCTCGGACTGCAAGCGTTTCTCAAGGTCATAATCGTTAGAGTAGTAGACCACGTTAGACGCTGCCGTGAGTGTGATACCGTAGCCTCCGGTAGACTGGTTGGCCACAAAGAACAAACAGGTTGGATCTTTCTGGAACCTTTCCACGGCAGATGCACGTTCCTCGGTTCTTGTTCCACCGTGATACTCAACCACAGCCCTGTCCCCGTATACATCGCGCAGTGCGGCGCAAATTGACCGTATATCTTCGCGGTAACGTGCCCAGACGATTGTTTTACCTGTGAGTTCCTCACTTAGCTCAAGCAAAGAGTCCACCCGTTTGCTGGGGATGCGGACTAACTCACCATCGGCATTGGTCACATGGCCACACACAATCTGGTGGAGGCGCATGATTTGTGTGATGACTGCTGTGGCGCTTGCGAACTGTTCATTCTCTAGTTCGGCAAATGCTTCATCGCGCATCTGTGCATAGGCTTTAGCTTGTTCTTCGGTAAGGTCAACCTCTCTACGGATAAACACTTTCGGTGGGAGGTCCAAGCAGTCCTCTTTGAGAACACGGAAGCTGTGGTTACGAACACGCTCAGTTAAATCTGGTAGATTCTGGTAGCCAGATACTGTCAGCACACTTCTGCCACCGAACACTTTTTGTTCAAGGATGGCGTAGCGTGACCTGAAGGCGAACCAGTTACTCGTACCTAACAACCCAGCTTTGAGGAACTGGAACTGTGCAAAGAAGTCCAGCGGGCTGCGTGTCACGGGTGAGCCAGTCATAATCCTACGGAATTTTGCCAGAGGTGACAAACGTACGAGGGCCTTGGTCCTTGCTGACGAATGGTTCTTGATTAGCGTGCTTTCGTCGATGAATATCGCTGCGCGCCGACTCTTGAGATATTTGGTGGCAAAGTCAATAGCTTTCTTGCTTGAGCTAAATGCCTCGGTGTTCATAACCAAGATACTCAAACCCTTGTGGGTCATGCACCGCTCTGCAAGGTTCTGGCTGCGCTTTGTTCCCATGCCGTCCCACAGGTAGATGGCAGCGGAACGCACTAAATCATCAGGCATGTGTGTCGGTATTTCGATGTTGGTCCAGTTTGCATAGACACCCTTGGGTGCCACCACAAGAACAGCATCCAACAATCCGTCTAGGTATGATATACCGATCTCATCCACAGCCACCTTGGTCTTACCTGTACCCATCTCCATAAGGTAAGCGAAAGCCTCCCGCCCTCTGGCTTCCTTGAGAGCTTGCTTCTGGTGGGTGTATGGTTTGGTCTTAAACTCGTAGGTCATCAAATCAACCCTTTTTCTTGGGCCAACCACTCCGGAAGTGTGAGTGTATAGATTCCTTTTGTTGAACTCTCATCAAGCTCGCACTGGCTCTTTGCAATCCACACACCTTTCTCCGGAATTGAGTCAGTTACAAGGTATGCTTTCTCGGTCTCATGCAGCTTCTGGACGCTTAGGTCGATGACTTCTCGCATAGTGTTCTCCTATTGCTGGAAACCGCAGTATACCGCAAGAATGGCAAGCGCACAAACACCGTAAATGAAGGACGCCAGACGACTACCTTTGTTGGTGGCTAGGGTGGGTGCGACCAACCCCCTTGCGTCGCTCGAGAATGACTCTGACGCATTCGACATTTGACCAAAGGGCGGGGGTGGCTTACCTTGCCAAGCGGCGCAAACAATGCGCTCACTCGAGTAAGAGAAATGATTTTCTGCTCGCGTCCCCGCGCGCGTAAGGTTATTAGATTGCGGGTGTGTGTTCACATGAAGCAATAGCTTTTCAATAGGTCGTTTGCTTTGCGTTATAGTCACTTAGCATTGCATCCTATTGGTTTATTGGTTACACTCCACGCATTGACGAAATAAAACGGTGATGGGCGCGCGCGCGTAAAGGGCCAACTAATAGCTGGCAGCTTGTCCTCCCCCGTGTTCCGGCGCTATGGTGGTAAAACACAGCAACACAGGAGAAGGTTATGAACGACCTACTGGAGCAGTTTGCCAAAGCTGCTGGCGATTTGGCCGCAGTCCCAGACAGCAAAATGCAAGAGATGGCAAAGCTGGCTCAGGAATTGGTTGAACTTGACTCGCAGGTGACAAACCTCGAGGAAGAACTCAAGGAAAAGAAAACCCGCCGCCATATTGTGCAGACTAAAGAACTGCCCGACCTCATGAACGAAATAGGTGTAGACGTCACTGGTGTTGGTGGCGTGCGCGTCGAGCTCAAGCAAAAGTGCCACGCTAGCATCAGTGCGTCTTGGGAGGACACCAAGAAACAGCGGGCGTTTGAACATCTGCGCGAGATTGGTGGCGAAGACATTATTAAGCAGACGCTGGTGGTCACCGCAGGACGCGGGTCCGATGAGAAAATGTTGGTAATCGCCCAGCGTGTCAAGCAGATGCTTGCAGAGGTAGAGTTGGAGGCTGGCATCAAGCTAGAACCTTCAGTCCAGTGGAATACGCTGACCGCGTTTGTTCGGTCGGTGTTAGAGGAAGGGTCAACACCTGTTGACCTGGAGGTGGTCGGCGCGACCTATGAAACTGTTGCCGAGATCGTCAGAAAGAAGGAACGCTGACACTATGACTGATGCAGTTGTTGTCAAAGAAGAATTTTCGCTCGCTGGCTTGAGCGATGACATGCTGGGCTCCGATGTTCTTGGTTATTCCGAGAAGTCAGACGACAGCCTTATCCCCGTATTGTCCATCTTGCAGGACAACTCCGGGGAGGTAAAGAAGAAGCACGAGCGCTACATCGATGGCGCTGAGGCTGGTATGTTCATCATCCGGTCGCTTCAGATGGTTTTCCCAGCAGAAGAGCCCATCTTGTTCCAGCCGTGTGGTTTTACCCACGAGTGGGTCGAGTGGACTGGTGAGCCGGGTGAGGGTGGTGCTCCTGTGGCCCAATACCCCTACGAGGCTCGCCCTGCGGTTGCTGAGGAAATCATCAACGCACAGGGTAAGAAAGAGTGGCGTATGCCTGAGTCTAACAACCGTTTGGTTGAGACACGCCACCACTTCGGGAATATTTTGCGTGGCGAGCAAATGATTCCTGTGGTAATTGCAATGTCGGGCACCAACCACTCGGTTAGTCGCCAGTGGACTGCCTTGATGAAGCAATTCACCATTCCTGGCAAGAACATCAAAGCTCCGGCATTTACCCGTTGCTACGATCTTGCCACTGTGTTTACGCAGAAAGGGTCGCAGTCGTGGTATAAGTTCAAAGTCAAAGACCACGGCTGGATTAACGATGCGAACACCTTGCAGAGCGGATTTGCTTTTGCCAAGGCTATCGCGCAAAATGAAGTCAAAGCTGGTGTCGATACTGACAATACCGACACAGACACTGGCGAAGACCTGCCAATCTAATCCCCGACACAACACCCCCGCCACCCCGACGGCGGGGGTGTTCCCATTCCAGAGGACAGCATGACAGAAAATGCAAGGCGCATGATGCGTCTTTTCGAGGGCTATCCCGATGCTCACGGGACACACGGAGCAACAGCCTCCAACGCGGCCAAAGGTGGCAAGTTGGAAATTAAAAAGAGCGCTCGCACTGTGCGTTCCCCTGTAACCGAAGAGGTTTGGGACCAGCATCTAACCGGAGAGCGCCCACTTGGTGTCATTCCAGTTACCAGTGATGGATCGTGCTACTGGGCTTGCATCGACGTTGACCGATACGATATCGACCTTGCCGCTGTAGCTAAAATGCTGGAAGACCAACAGCTTCCGCTTACAGTCTGTAGGACCAAGTCCGGTGGAGCACACGTTTATTTGTTCCTGGACCAAGCACATCCAGCCGAGGACGTTAGGGCTGAGGTTCGCAAACTCGCAGCCCAGCTTGGGTGGGGCGACTGTGAGATATTCCCAAAGCAGAACAGGGTGCTCGAGGAGCAGGGCGACTTAGGCAACTGGCTCAATATGCCGTATCTTGGTGGCGACGAAACTGAGCGTTATGCTGTCAAAAAGACTATGGCTGCATACAGCTTAGAAGAGTTCTTGGACCGCGCAGAAAGTATGAGAGTGCCACTGACTGCACTCTCAAAACGCAAGAAAAGCAAAGACTCCAAACCAGTTGACGAAACCTTGGCCGATGGTCCGCCGTGCTTGGAGATTTTAACATCACAGGGCTTTCCAGAGGGTACAAGAAACAACGGCCTGTTCGCGATTGGTATCTTTTGCAAAAAGAAATACGGCTCTCGTTGGAAAGAGATGCTTGAGAAATACAATCACATGTTTATGAATCCTCCACTTACGTCGGAGGAAGTTATCATGATACAAAAGAATATCGAGAAAAAGGATTACCGATATTCCTGCAAAGAGCAACCTCTCTGTGGGCACTGCAACGCGAGCCTGTGTAGGACACGCAAGTTCGGTGTTGGGTTGAGTGGTGCGTATCCGCAACTTTCAGGACTAACCAAGCTGGACACAGACCCCCCGCTCTGGTTCCTTGACATTGAGGAACAACGCATCAGCCTCGACACCAAACAGCTACAGAATTACAGGGACTTCCAACTTGTCTGTATGGAACAGCTGACCGTGTTCTACATGCCGATGAAAAACGATGAGTGGGCAACTATCGTTGGTGATGCAATGGAGAACGTAATTGTGCTGGAGGCTGCGCCAGAGATGAGCGTGCGTGGGCACTTTATGGAACTCTTGGAAGACTTCTGTATGTCTCGCCACCGTGGCGAAAACAAGGAAGACTTATTCCTCGGCAAACCTTGGCAAGAACCTGAGTCTGGCAGGCATTACTTTAAGTTGACATCACTCATGCAACACTTGGACAAAGAGGGTTTTAAGTCGTGGGGTCGTAACACCGTCGGCAAGGTGATTACTGAGGAGATTGGTGGCCGTCATTTCTTCAACATCAAGGGTAAAGGTGTGAACGTGGTCTGGGTGTCAGACGACTTCACAGCTACACCGCAGATTCCACTTCCAGCAAGCAAGAGAGACCCTATATGACCCCAGAGATTATTCTCGGTCCACCGGGAACAGGTAAGACCACAACACTCCTCAATCTTGTAGACGAGGAGCTTTCGCTCGGTGTACCACCAGACCGCATCGGCTACGTGAGCTTTACCAAGCGTGCCGCACACGAGGCTGTTGAGCGTGCCTGCAAGAAGTTCAAGCTCGATGCCCGCGACTTACCATACTTCCGCACGCTGCACTCGATGTGCTTCCGTGCGTTGGGCCTGAGTAATGCTGACGTCTTCGAGGGCAAGAAAATGCTCGAGTTTGGTGACTGGATAGGCACACAACTCACCATCAACCACCGTATGGATGACACAACACTATTCGGCTTTACCGCAGGTGACCGAGCTTTGTTTATGGAGAACTTGGCACGGGTGCGTTGCCTCCCGCTCAGGCAGGCTTACGACCAAAACTGTGATGACCTTAGCTGGTCTTTTGTGGAGCGAATCAGTCGGGGCCTTGCGCAGTTTAAGCGCGATAGGCACTTGGTCGACTATACCGACATGCTCCAGATGTTTGTCGACAACTCTTGGGCACCTCCTTTGGAGGTTCTGTTTGTGGATGAGTCGCAGGATTTGTCTATGCTCCAGTGGCGGGTGGTGGAGAAGCTGGCGATCAACGCTCGCCGTGTGGTTGTGGCGGGGGACGACGACCAAGCAATCTACCGCTGGGCCGGGGCCGCTGTTGAACACTTTGTGGATATGCCGGGGCGGGTGCGCGTGCTGGAGAAATCGTGGCGGGTGCCTGTGGATGTTCAGTCTATTGCAGAGGAGGTTATCGGTCGCGTCAAACACCGACGCCCCAAGGCTTGGATGCCACGCGAGGGCGAAGGGCAAATCTTGCGCCCGATGCAATTGGAAGAGGTTGACCTTTGGTCTGAAGATGTTCTCATCCTAGCTCGCAACGGCTATAGTCTGCGCGACGCAGAACCACTGCTCCAGCAGGAGGGTGTGCTTTACGAGATACAGGGTCGGTCATCCGTACGCCGGGGCACGTTGGATGCTATCCGCCTGTGGGAGCGTCTGCGCAAAGGTGAAACAATCACCGTCCAAGAAGCAATAACTGTCTACGATGCGATGGGTACAGGCACAGGTGTCAAGCGTGGATTTAAGAAGCTACCCGGCCATGCGCCAGACCTTGAGGTGAACATGCAGTGGCTCCGTGAAAATGGTGGCCTCATGCGTGAAGATATTTGGCACGTGGCCCTTGACCGAATTGAGCAGCGCGAGACCGCATACATGCTCAAAGCACTCCGTAAGGGTGAAAAGATTGGCACCGAGCCTCGTGTTCGCCTAAGCACGATCCACGGCTCCAAAGGCGGTGAGGCGACCCACGTTGTGCTGATTACCGACATGGCTGCTCGCACCTACCGCGAGTTCGAGCAAAACCCAGAAGACGAGGCTCGCGTGTGGTATGTTGCGGCTACTCGGGCCAAACAAAAGCTGAGTATCGTCGCTCCGGATGGGAAGCTCTACTATCGGTTATAGCTTTCCCACTTGCGCGTCCGAAATTCAAGCAGTATTATTCTAACACTGGCAACACGGGGACCAAACAGTGACAGGATGCGTAGCCATCACACGTGACGGACAAGGCGAACTATGGGCTTTCAGCACGTTTACTGAGGCCGATACTCATCCCTTAATCCAATATGGTGACCGCATTATCGACGGGCCAAAGAAAATCTCCAGCAGACTTACGCTCACAGAGATTCCACGTATCTTGCGTAGAATTGGGCGTTCTGAGCTGGCAGACACACTTCAGTCGTGCCTTGACGCACCCACCCATCCACAACGCCTCCGCCGCGTGGATGAGTATGCAAAGGTTGTCTGGACTGCGTTTGTGGAGAAAGCCCATCCTGCACCCAAGGATCCCGCAGAGCTTGTTCAACTGATCATTCGTGATCGCAAACTTTCCATTCAGGAGTCTAAAAAGATGGAAGCAGAAGCCCCGACCACCGCCGCCACTGAGTCCACCGCAGCCCCCAAGGCTAAGAAGGTGAAAGCTGAAGGTGAAGCCGCAGCGCCCAAAGCGGAACGCTATAATCGCGAGCACAAGATTCGCCTTCTTTCGAATGCTGAAGGCGTCAAGTATGGTCCCGAGAACAACCCGAAACGTGCTGGCTCGGCGTCGTATGACCGTTTCGCCATGTATGACGACGGCATGACTATCGGTTCCGCTATCGAAAAGGGTGTCAAAACCGACGATATTGCTTGGGACATCCGCAAAGGCTTCATCGAAGTGGTGGAATAATGAGGGCTTGCGCGAGCGGCTTTTCCTGCGCTATTATTCACATGCGCAGGTTTGGTCGCCGCGCAAAACCTCTGTTGCTGGAGGGGTCCTCGCGTGTCACAGCGCGAGGACCATCAACATTCGAGGCGATCACATGAACCCGACACCATTCTTCAACTTCGCTAAAGAGCGGCACAAGATCTATCTACGCCGCCACGAGCAAAAGCTCCCCGCTCCCTGGACCACGGACCCCATTCTCCACCACTTCCGCTTTACGAACGTATATCGGGAACTGGACAATGTGACCCTCTGGTTTGCCAAGAACGCTCGCCACCGTTACGAGGACGACCACATCGCAACGATGATGGCAACGGTTGTCTTCCGTTTGTTCAACAGGAACATCACGGGGGAGGCTATTTTCAACCAATGCTCGTTCGGCAACTCTACGCCCTTTGAGCAATTCTTGCGCGATGGTGATGCGTTTGCTATGGAGGCACCTATCCGCATATACTGTGGGAAGGGTCCGTATTGCACCGGATCGTATATCATCAACAGCCCGAATGGTATGGACAAGCTGCGCGGCGTGCTCCAGATGATCCAGTGGGTGTGGGAGCGCCGCGTGGAGTTTGTCGACGAGATTCTAACACACCAGACCCTTGAGCATTCGTGGGAACAGTTCCGCAAAGTGAACCACATTGCTGACTTCACGAGCTATGAGTTGGTGACTGATCTCCGCTGGACTCATTTGCTCGTTAACGCGACTGACATCGGGACGTGGGCCAATCCCGGTCCCGGAGCCATGCGCGGCCTGAACCGCCTGCACGGGCGCGAGCTTGAGAAGAAGCAGCACAAGCATCTCTTCGTCTGTGAGATGCGTGAGGTTCTTGAAGCCTCTAAAGACCCTGAAAACTGGCCAACCTACTGGGCACCGTTAGAGATGCGTGACGTCGAGCACACACTCTGTGAGTTTGACAAATACGAGAGGGCGCGCTTGGGTCAGGGTCGTCCGCGCGGGGTATACCCACATGTCTGAGATTGTCGACATCTGGAAAGCAATGAAAGAGCATAAGAAAGAGTCACGCCTTGATGCTCTGGTCGCTGCACAAGAAGAGTGGCAGGGATTTGTAGTGGCCGCAGAGGCCGGAGGCTACACTATCCAAGTCATGTCAGAACGCCACTGGAACATCTACAAGAACACGAAGGCTGTTGCTCAATACTGGCCGAGTGCGAACAAGTGGCAGATAATCAAGGGCGGCAAAGTCAAGCACGGTAGTCGTGACGAGATCCGTCTGGCAATGCGGGAGGGTCGACTGTGACAGTCCTAAGCGCACAGACTCTACGCTACATCAAGCCAGTCTCCCCGTTCGTGGAGCGCACCTTGCACCCCGAAACCGGGACCACCTTTGGCCTGAGTGCCTGTGGGTATGACGTTCGCCTTGACCAAGAGGTAATTCTGGAGCCGGGTGACTTCAAGCTGGCGTCTACTTTTGAATACTTCATGATGCCAGATGATGTTGTTGGTATCGTCCACGATAAGTCCACGTGGGCGCGGCGCGGTCTGGCAGTGCAGAACACTGTGATAGAACCGGGCTGGTGCGGATACCTTACCCTCGAGTTGACAAACCACACGAGGGGTGGCTTGGTTTTGCCGGAAGGCACTCCAGTCGCTCAAATCTTGTTCCACAGTTTGGACCAAGTGACTGACTCACCGTATCGTGGCAAATACCAGAACCAAGAGCGTGGACCCCAATCCGCACGTTGACGGCTAGTCCACTGTGTTGTTCGTAAGCTATAGTAGGTTTACAGCAACACAGGAGACTATCCACATGCCTATCTACTTCGCTAACGCTGGCGAGATTGACCTTAGTGTTATTCGCGTCATGGGGGTTAGTGTCAAGAACACTGACACACCTATCGGCTATTTTGGCACTGGCCTCAAGTTCGCCATTGCAACGCTGCTTCGCACCGGGCACCACGTATCCTTATTCACTGGTGGAGAAACGTATACCTTCAACGCACGCGAAGTGACTGTGCGTGAGCGCAGCTTCAACCAAGTCTACATGAATGGTGAGCCTCTACCTTTCACCACCGACCTTGGCAGGAACTGGGAGGTTTGGCAGGCATACCGCGAACTGCACTCCAACACCCTTGATGAGTCTGGTGTAATTACCGACAAGCCTACCACCGCCGACACTGTGTTCGTGGTCCAAGGCCCTGAGGCCCAACGTGCCTTTGAATCACGTCATCAGATTTTCCTTAACAGCAAGCCACTGGAAGTTCTCGATGGTGTCGAGGTTCACCCGCAACCAAGCTCTTATATCTACTATCGCGGCGTGCGTGTGGCTCAGTTGCCCGAGAAGTGCAGCTTCACTTACAACATCACCAAGACTATGGAACTTACCGAGGACCGCACCCTAGCGAGCATGTGGTCACTGGAATACCTGCTGGAAACCAAGCTACCTACAACTAAGAGTGAGCGTATCGCACACGCTTTGATTAGTGGTCACGATACTTGGGACCAAAACCTCAACTTCACGTACTGTGCTGCACCGTCCGACGTGTTCATGGATGTGGCGCGGCGCTTCCGCAACGATGCAAATGTGTCGCAGAATGTGCGCCGCATGGTGGAACAGGGTGACCAGCGTGACGGTATTTGGCCCGAACACACACCAACACCCGATGAGTCCAACACGCTGCGCGAAGCCTTTTCCTTGTTGGAGTACATGGAGTGCGACCTCGACCTGTATGAGGTGCAGGTAACTGAGACCCTTGGGCCAAACGTCATGGGATTGTATCACAAGGAACGTGATCAAATTTTCGTGTGCCGCGAGGCACTTCGCCAAGGTGACCGCTATGCTGCGATTGTTCTTTACGAAGAGTGGCTCCACAAGCGCCACAAGTTGCAGGACAATACCCGCGCGATGCAGACTTTCCTGCTGAACCGTTTGGTGTCGGCCATTGCCGGAGCACCCACTGATGCGTAAACATCTTGTAGTCAGTAAGAAAAGTGCTGACATGCAAGTTCTCTGGCAGGCGGCGCACGAGGTTTGCGCCGTCACCTTTGAGGACTTTGAGCGCAGGTTTGAGCATGTAGATTTGTGGGTCACTGGGCAGCTTGCCGCCCGCCAAAGCTACGAGGCCCAAGCGAGCGCGTGGGCGGGCCGTCGAGTGGTCATGGTGGGCTTGGCGGTGCTGGCGGTGCTGTGGCAAACAAGGCCCTCCAGCGGCGCGCTTTGGCAGTCACACGCAGGGTACGAGTGGTGTTGGCTACCCTCCCCGCTTTACGGACCACTGGAACAACGGGTCATTGGACTCAGACTAGAGGAGATGTTGACATGACCCACTTCCACCCAGACTACGGCCTGACGGACGAGCTTCGCGTTGAGGCCCTGCGCTCTGCCGCGCGCTTCGGAGTAAAGAGGGCTGCGGCTCTTTATGACGTTTCGCCAGCCAGCCTCTACAAGTGGCGCAAGGTGCCAGCGTTGATGAAGCAGATGATGGAGGTGGATGATGACTGACGAAGCACTGTGCAACGCGCTGCGTTACGAGAAGTGGGGCGAAGCCGCCGACCGCATCGAAGCCCTGACCGCCAAGGTCAAACTTATGGACGATCTCGACGTTATCAACGGGGAGAAGATCGAAGCCCTGACCGAGCAACTCGAAGCCCTAAACCAATGGGACAGCGCAAGGCACAGCGTTGATGTGTTGGAGAAGCGGGTGGCCTTCGTGGAAGAGGAACGCAGAAAAACTTTCCAAGCATTGCTCAAAGTGACGAAGATACATGATGATGTCGAAACCAAACTGGCGAAGGCGGTGGAGGGGCTGCGGGAGATTGCGGGGTTTGCGGAGAAAGAATGGGTGACGCCTAGCGGCGAAGCACCTCCCGATGTGCAGAACCTTTGCGACATTGCCCGCGCCCTGCTGGCCGAGATTGAGGGAAGCGATGCCCCGTGATGCCAGCAACAGCCCCGGAGCGAGGGCCTTGAAGCTGAAAGGCTATCGCAAGCTACCGGGCTGGTGGGTGACTCAGGAACAGTTCGAGCTGATCGAGTATATGGCCAAACAAAACAAGGCCGAGATAGACAGAATAAAAGACGAGGCTTATGGTGTAATGGAACCGAAGCCTACATCAACCACAACAGCAAGATGAACGAAGGCTTGGGAGCATAGTCCCACCCCCGTTCCTGCGGTATACTTATTCCAGCAACAGGAGAAAACATGCAGACATTCCTTCCATATCCCAACTTCGTAGCGTCAGCTATGTGTCTTGATAATAAGCGCCTTGGTAAACAGCGTGTTGAGGGTCGGCAAATCCAGAATGCTCTGCAGAGCGGGGGAGGGTGGGCTAACCATCCAGCTACGCGCATGTGGGAGGGCCACGTAACTGCCCTCATGGCCTACACAGACGCCTGCATTCGCGAGTGGATCCGCCGTGGCTTTGAGAACAATATGCCACTCATGCTAGACCCCAAAACACCTTATTTTCTTGACATCGACATGCCTCCGTGGTTAGGTTGTGATAAGTTTCACGCGTCGCACCGGGCTGCACTGCTGTTCAAAGACTTTGAGTGGTATTCGCAGTTCGGTTGGGACGAAGATCCTGTCTACGATTACGTCTGGCCAAGTAAGGAGGCAGCATGAAAACTATTGGTGTAGTCAGTGGAGGCTTTGATCCACTGCACGCAGGGCACGCGAGAATGCTTATTGCCGCAGAGTCTATGTGTGATGAACTTATCGTTCTAGTCAACACAGATGAGTGGTTGATTCGCAAGAAAGGTTACGTGTCTGTTCCACTTGAACAGCGCATCGAGGTCGTTTCGGCTATTGTGCGAGACTCTGACGTTATAGCTGCAAAAGACGCAGACAATACTGTCGTACAAAGCTTGATCGATATTCGTGAACATGTAGCTGAGGAAGACACCGTCCTGTTTTTCAATGGTGGGGACCGGGGTCGTGGTAACGTTCCAGAAGAATCTGTAGACAATGTGCAGATGGTTTACGGCGTTGGTGGAACTGACAAGACTAATTCCAGCAGCGTTATCACACCGAAAGCCTACATCGCGCGCGTTGAGCGTCTGTGGGGGCACTACGAAGATCACTTCCGTAACCAGAAGTGTGTTTTCAAAACCCTCTACATCGATCAAGACGAAGAAACCAGTTATCAACGCCACCTTTACCGCAACGAAATCTGGTTTGTAGAGAAAGGGGTGGTTGTTGCCGAGATTGGCCAAGATCGCATGGTCATGTTCGAAGGTGAGTATTGTGTTGTTCCAAAAGGAGTATGGCACCAGATTCGCGCCAGAGGTGCCGATGCTGTTGTGCGCGAAATGCAGTTCGGTCAACTCTGCTCTGAGGATGACATCGAGAGGAAAAACAAATGAAAATCTACATCCCAAGTGCCAGCCGCTCCAAAGCTGAGAACATTCTTATTGGCCCTGTGGCTGACTTTTCAGACGTTATACGCTCCAGGACCGTTTACGTTGTGCCACCAGACCAGCTCTCCGCATACCACGAAACTCTCGAGCAGACTGGCTTGATTGCCGAAGGGGTAAGTGTAATTCCATCCCCCGCCCTTGGGATTGCTGCAACACGCCACTGGATCGGCGTACATTGCGCAGAAGGCGGGGAGGGTAAGTTTGCTATGGTTGATGACGATGTAAGATTTGTCCGCAGGGCTTCGGCATCAGCTACAGGGCTTGTGAAGTGCAATACAAGCGACACAGACCATATGTGGGACTACGTGGCATCAAGTTTGGACGGATATGCTCATGTTGGAATCTCTGCGCGTCAGGGGAATAACAACATGGGTGTCGGCGCATGGCACGCAGTTGTTGAGGAGAATACACGCACCCTCCGCGTGCTGTGCTATCGCACTAAAGACTTCCTCAAGGCCCAGCACGGGCGCGTCCCCGTCATGGAAGACTTTGACGTCAACCTGCAACTCCTCCGCATGGGGCTACCGAACGTGAACCTTGGTTGGTGGTCCCAGGATCAAAAGATGACTAACGCTCCGGGTGGGTGCAGCACATATCGCACACACCAATTGCACGAGCAAGCGGCGCACAAACTGGCCGAGCTACATGACCCCTATGTCAAACTCCGCCAGAAAGTCAACAAGACTGGTGGTGAGTTTGGCACACGTACCGAGGTAACTATCTACTGGAAAAAGGCATTTGGGCGTGGATGACCAGAAACACCCATCTTGCGAATGTAGCAGTGACCAAGCAGTCATCAGATCAGGTAATGATTTACTTGCTCTGTTGTCTATTATCTCCAAAGACAACGGTCTCTGCGCACTTAACACGCTAGTCTGTGCGCACCTTCTGGTGGTATATTTAAGGGACGTAATCTCCGACGACCCCGACGCAGTGCGGCTGAATACTGAGGCTGCACGCAAAGCAGAAGACATCTACAACTTTTCTCAGGTCCACGTCGAAACGACGTATGGGGCGAGAACAACTCTTTCCAGCAAGAGAGGCAAGCTATGCTGACAATCTACGCAGATAATGTCAATGACGCTTTTGATAAGGCAGTCATTCAGATGGAACGTGTTGGTGTCAAATCCAATTCGCGCAACGGGGGTGTGAGTGTAGCTCCGCACCCTGTAATGACCGTTTACGAGCGTCCGTGGGAACGTGTCTTGTTCAACCGCCACCGCGATGCTAACCCTTTCTTCCACCTGTTCGAATGCCTGTGGATGCTCTCCGGCAGTAACGAGGGTGTGTGGCTAGACCGCTTCGTGAGTGATTTCTCAGCACGTTACGGTGAGCCTGATAAGATGGGTATGATCTGGGGTGCCTACGGTAATCGTTGGCGGCGTTGGTTCGGCTTTGACCAACTCGATGTCACAGTCAATCGACTAGTCACTAATCCCAACGACCGCAGGGTGGTCATTCAGATGTGGGATGCCATGAATGACTACGTTGATCCCGTCACCGATATTGACGACGAAACAGGTATACCATTTGAAGAGCCACGCGATGTTCCGTGCAACACAGTCCTTTATCCGCGGATTGTTGGTGGCGCACTCGACATCACAGTCACCTGCCGCTCAAACGATGTAGTCTGGGGAGCCTACGGTGCCAACGCTGTTCACTTCAGCTTCTTGCAGGAATATCTAGCTGGCAGGATCGGTGTCAAGGTTGGTAAGTATTACCAACTCAGCAACAACTGGCACCTTTACGATAGCGTTGCTGACCGCTTCCAGCGCGACCCACTGACCATTTATCCCCGCACCACAGCAATTGGTGAGAACTGGAGTAAGTGGGATGCTGACCTCAAGAAATTCATGGGCAATCCAGAAGCTATTGTCTACGAGAACGGCTGGTTCCTTTACGTTGCGCGGCCGATGTGGAAAACTCATGCTCTGTGGAAGAGTGGCGACCGCACTGGTGCCTTGCGTGCTGTTCAGGAAGTCCAGGCCCACGACTGGCGCATGGCTGCAACTGACTGGATGAATCGGAGAATGGCAAAGTGATGGACGTTACAAAGAGTTTGCGTTTTGCTGGGCTGGTCAAGAGGTATCATACTTGGCCCGTGCTCCGTGAACAAACAAACGCGGAACATACGTGGCACGTTCTGCGTATCTATCACAAGCTGTTTGGTCCGCCGTCCACGGATGTCACACTCGCAATCATGTATCATGACGTTGGTGAGATCAAAACTGGCGATGCACCTTTCCCCGTCAAGCGTGAAAACCCCGACCTCAAGGCAGCTTACGACCGCGTTGAGGCTGCGCACCGCGAGATTCTGCTTCCGTATGATACAACGAGCAAACTCACTGAGAATGAGATCCGCTGCATCAAGATTTGTGATCTTGTTGAAATGTGGGAGTACGGTATGGAGGAGTATCTGAAAGGCAACAATCTCGCCATCCCCATTATCGACCGAACAAAGCTGGTCGCACTATCCATGTGCGATTCACCTCTTGAAGACATGACCCTTTCCCGCCACTTTACGGAGACCTTCAGCAGATGAGTGACATCGACAAAATCTTGGCCGAACGTGCTAAGACCCACGGAGACTATACCGAACATGCTCTGTGTACCCAAGACATCATGTTTATACTGATGTCACACCGCAACTGGATCAGCCTGACTGCTGACCAGAAGGAAACACTGCACATGATTGCACACAAGATGGGGCGCGTGGTCACTGGGAACCCAAACGTGGCTGACCACTGGGACGACATGGCTGGATACTCCAAGCTGAGCGCAGACCGTGTGCGCAAGCGTCTGGCAAAGGAACCTTCGATTGAAGACACCGAGACTCGCGCCATGAAACAGTATGTTCGCGGTGAACGTCGGGCCAAAGCTGAGTATCCAGCGGGCCACGGCTACGACCCGCAGATGGATATCTGATGTCAGGACAACTTCCCATGGACTTCATGCTCCCGCCTACCACGTGGCGGGAGCCTACCGAACTCCCCGACCTGCGAGGGGCGGGGGTTATTGCAATTGATACTGAGACTCGTGACGATGGTCTTGCGAACAGTCGGGGTGCCGGGTGGGTCTACAAGGCGGGATACGTGGCTGGGGTGAGTGTGGCTTCTAAGCGAGGGAGCATCTATGTTCCACTGCGCCACCCTGAGACCAGCAACTTTGACCGTGAGGCCGTGCGCCGCTGGCTCCAGGACCATCTTGACAGCGAGAAAGACAAGATAGTCTTTCAGAACGCATCGTATGACGTTGGTTGGATTACCGCTGACCTTGACCTGCGGGTGCGGCCCGACTTCCACGATACGATGGCAATGGCTTATATGCTCGACGAGCAACGCCTCGCCTACAACCTAGACAGTCTGTGCAAGTGGCAAGGTCTCCCCGGCAAGGACGAAACACTCTTGCGCGATGCCGCCAAGGCTTTCGGCTACGACCCCAAAGGTGAGCTCTGGAAGCTACCTGCCAAATACGTCGGCCCCTATGCCGATAAAGACGCAGTCAGCACCTTGGGTCTGTTTGAGAAGTTCATGCCGCAACTCGTTGGGCAAGATGTGGTTGATGCCTACAACCTTGAGCGCGAACTTATTCCAATGGTCATCGCTATGCGGCGGAGGGGTGTGCGCTTCAACACAAAGAAGGCTGCTCAGGTGCGCGACAGCCTCCTTGGTAAACGCGACGAGGCCCTTGCCGAGTTGGGGCGCAAACTAAGTATCGGCCGTAACGTAAGCATTGATGATGTGAACTCCAAAAAGTTCCTCAGCAACGTATTCCGGAGTGAAGGTATCCAAATCCCCAGCACAGAGAAGGGTAATGACTCCTTCGAAGCTGACTGGATGAGCAAGATGGACCATTGGTTGCCTCAGTTGGTGGCCCGTGCCCACAAGATGCACGACGCCGGGAACAAGTTTGTGCAGGGTTATCTGTTAGACTACGCGCACCGTGGTCGCCTGCACGCAGAAATCCACCAGTTTAAGAACGATCGTGGCGGCACCAAAACGTCACGCTTTGCCTACAGCGATCCACCACTCCAACAGATGCCCTCCCGCGACCCCGAAATTGCTGACGAGATCCGTGGGTGCTTCGAGCCAGAGAGCGGGGAGGTGTGGGGTGCGCTTGACTATTCGCAGCAAGAGTACAGACTGATCGTACACTTCGCATCGCTGTGCCGTGTGGCTGGTGCTGAAAAACCTGTGGCGATGTACCGCGAGAATGCCCGCACCGACTTCCACTCTATGGTGGCAGAACTGACTGGTCTGCCGCGCCGCCGCGCCAAAGACGTCAACTTCGCTAAGGCTTTCGGGGCTGGGGTGCCCAAGTTTGCGCTGATGACAGGTATGTCCCTAGAGGAAGCTGCTGCCACAATGAAGCAGTATGACGATGAAGCGCCGTTCGTCAAGCGTTTGTCGGAATATGTGCAGACTGTTGGATCTAACCGCGGATACATCCGTCTGCTCGACGGTGCCCGTGCCCGTTTTGAGCGCTGGGAGCCGCGCTGGGTAGACTATAAGCTGGCTCAGGCCAGTGGCAAGCCCCTCGCCCCTTGTTCTAGGGATGAGGCTATGTCTCGCATCCACGACCCTGACCACCCTTGGTCCGGGGCGCTGCGTAGGGCTTTCACCCACAAAGCTATGAACTGGTTGATCCAAGGCTCTGCGGCACGTATGACCAAGCTATCCATGCGTGCTTGCTGGCGCGAGGGTCTGCTGCCCCTGTTGCAGATGCACGACGAGCTTGACTTTAGTTTCTCCAGTGAGAAAGATGCCAAGCGCGCCGAGGAGCTTATGCGTGACACCGTGAAGCTGGAAGTTCCTGTTATCGTAGACGCTGAGTTCGGTCCCAACTGGGGCTCGGCAAAGGCCAAAGGTGAGTATGGAGCAACCTGGAATGAGGCTGTGGCTAAGATCACCGCTGAAGTATAGTTTCTCTAGCGTGATCGGCTAGTTCTTGGTCAGCATTGATTTCAATGCGGATAAAGCCCTTCTTAACGTCATGGTCGATGTCTGATTCGGACTTACCCCATGCGTCACCGCCTTGGAGATCTCTACATGCGACGCGGTATTCGTAAACAGTCATACCATCACGGTAGAAAGCGAACCTGTCACGAGAGGCACCAGACTTCGGGTTGTGGTCAATCAGCAGGCGGATGATGCGATTGCTGTCCCTGTGAACATAGCCCAGAGCGTAGACGTTGGTCGGGTGGGCCTCGGCCCGGTAGATCCAAATACCAGCGACTTGATACTGTGCTCCACCGTTGTTCTGGTGGTAAAGCATAAGGCCACGGACGTCGAGCAAGTCTTGGGTGCGGCGCTCCATGGCTCGGCGGTCCATGAATCCAGTCAGCTTGCGTGGTGACATACTGTTGTAGAGCTCAAGAATCTGCCAGTCCTCAAACGGTGAAAAATCATTTTCGGCTGCACGATTTACGTCTCGGGCTTTCATCTGCGATTCTCTCCGGTTATACTGGCCGCACCCGACACACTAACAAATGAGGTCGCCATGCGACAAGTCATCGTTATCGACACTGAGACAACCGGATTTGAAGCAGCCACGAACAGCCTTGTTGAGTTCGCAGCAGTTATTGATGAGCACTGGTATCACAGCCTTGTTAAGCCGACTACTCCAATCAGCTTTGGAGCAATGGCCACCCACCACATCACCCCCGACATGGTGGAAGATGCCCCGCCCTTGGATGATGTTATCAGCAATTTTGTTTCCCCTGAAGATGACGTGGTCCTTGTGGCTCACAACGCAGGTTTCGACATGAGCTTCATGCCCGAGTGGTTGCGCGCTAAAGACTGGATCTGCACGTGGCGCTGTGCCCTACACATCTACCCAGATGCTGAGTCACACTCCAACCAATCACTCCGCTACGAACTAGGCCTCGACGTATCCGACCTCCCGCCCGAGGCGGGGGGAATGGCGCACCGTGCCCTCTATGATGCGTGGGTGACTGCCAAACTCTACGCCCGTATTGTGGCAGACTCGGGCAAGTCGGTAGCGGAGCTGGTAGAGCTCACAAAGGCCCCTGTCCTGCAAAAGAAGGTCCGCTTTGGTAAGCACGCAAATCAGCTGTGGTCCGAAGTTCCAAAGGATTATCTGCGGTGGGTCTTGCGTCAAGACTTTGACCGTGACGTTTTGCACACAGCGGAGTTTCACCTGAGATGAGTCCGTCAGAAACATTCTTGGCACAGCTTGACAACATACTATCGGGAATCTCGGGTGGCATTGCCTCAGCCATAGTGCGCAGGCGGATGCCCTCAGATGTTGTTCTGCAAACGTGGGCACGGCGGCTCCGCAAAGCTGCTGATGCAATCGAGGCACATCTGCATGGCAGTTGATGGCGGACTGCGGAGCTTGTTCCGCGACCATCTGCGTGTAGGTTGGCACTGGCAGAGCATTGAGACTGGTGGCACTGGGCGCGGCGTGCCCGATAGTAACTTCTGCGCCGCTGAAAAGCGCGATGGTGTTTTGCGTGGCACCGAAGGTTGGGTCGAATACAAGAAAACTGACGGGTGGACCGTGGACCTACGGCCAGAGCAGATTAGCTGGTTGCTAGAACGCTCGGCGCGGGGTGGCAGGTGCTTCGTAGCGATTCGCAGGCAAAATCAGGGTGGCCCGCGTAGAGGTGATCCGGTTGATGAGGTCTGGATTTATCCTGGAGCTCTTGCTCGTCGCCTGAAATTAGAGGGTCTTAGAGTCCAAGACGGTCTTCTGTATCGCAGCGAAGGAGGTCCGTCTAACTGGAATTGGGTGAGGATAGCGGAGGTATTAACACGATGACCAAAGAACTAATTGACGGAGCTGAGCTTCGTAAGATGGTGCGAGCTGAGGCAAAGAAATTCAAGACAAACGCAGAATTTGCCAGAAGCATTGAGATCTACCCATCATTTCTTGGTAATTTCCTCAGTGGGGAAAAGGGTCCAGGATTCAAGATCCTAGCTCACATGGGCTACCGCGAAGTAACTCTGTATGAAAAAATAAACGGCGACGAGTAGGGGTTCGCCGCCGTAAGTCCAACAGGGAGGTCGTGGCTGATATAGCACACGCACTATGACGTTGCAAGGATAAGTTTTCCGGCGCTAGTATTGTATTATGCAGCGGGCCATCCCGGCCTGACTCGCACAGCAACGGAGAACACAATGCGAGCCATCCTTATCAAGCCCGACGCAAAGGGCCACAAACACGTTGAAGTCGTAGAATACGACGGCGATTATCGCAGCATCTACGGCCTTATTTCTTGGAGCGAGCGCCAAGTCACTACGTTCGATTGCGTCATGATTGACGAGACGCACACCATGTTCGTCGATGACGAAGGGTTGCTCTACGCCCCACAGCACTTCATGGTCTGGGATGGCTATGAACAACCTATTGCGGGGAGGGGGTTGATCCTTGGCACAGACAAGTGGGGTGAGAGCGTGGCCTGCGAACTCAATGAAGAGTGGGTGCGCGAACAGGTTACGATTATGGACATTGAGCGCGTGATGCAGGTGTACGGATGACCTATTCCTGCGATGACTGCGGTGAGTGGGTTCACTCTAAGCGGTGGGAGTTGGGTTACAGGATCTGCCGCGAGTGCGGTGAACAGGCTGCGGCGCGTGAGCGCCGTGGCTGGACTATCGTTGGGTTGCCCAAAGGTCACTACACCCGCGTGACCAAGCGCGATGACCTCCTCCACCTTAACCAGAAAACGAGATAATGATGGTAACTTTTGAAGGCAAAGAAGGCGTAAGGCGATTCCAACTCGTTGCGCTGAAGAACGGCATGAAGCTCAGTATGCTTGGCATCCAGCCCGGACGTGGCTGGACCCGCAAAGCGATGCTCACTCTGGCGAGCACTTATACGGGTAAGGAATACAAACGCGGAATCAAAGGCTTTGAGGAAGCCTATGTTGACATCTGCGCTGTTGTAGATGAGGCCAAAAACGCTGGTTGACTATTGTCATCTGCAGTGTTCCACTGTTATGTATTATGCAGCGGCGGGTTAATCTGGCTCGCCGCGCTCAGCAACAGGAGACCAAAATGATACAGCTTAATCTCGCTATCTCGAGTGATAATGACTCCGTCCAGGACGGCAAGCACAAGGCCGAGGTTGCCCGGATGCTCCGCGAACTGGCCTTGGCTGTTGAGTCCGACATGGAGGGTCCGTTTACCATGATGGACAGCAACGGCAACAAAGTCGGCTTCGGTGTGATGGAGGTATGGGAATGATCAACTTTCACGCAGTCATGGTGGATGAGACGGGTTGCGAGTTTGGCGCTGATGTGCGCGCCACCACCCGCGAAGAGGCATACGAGATGCTCGAGGAAAACTACCCCGAGTCGCGGTGTGTGCAGCTCGAGTCCTCCGAAGACACCGCACGGCGCGAGGCTGAGATCTATGCCCGCGTTTCTGCAGAATACGATGGAGATTATGGCTATGAATGATCTTATCCTTTCGGGCACGGGCAAGCGCCTGACCATTGGTCTGCGGAATGATAGGCTGGTCTTTGGCATTAGCGACCGCGAAGGCAACGTGAATGCTGTGGATGTACCGATGAGTGCAGCCAAGCGGATTGCTGAGTGGTGCGGTGCTGTGCCGAGCGTGGGTGCTGCGCCGAGTGCGATGCTGCGCGTGTGTTCCAAGGCCCTTGATGCCTTTGAAGAAGGTAAATTCACCCCCGAAACCTCCAAAGAGCTTTGGGACCGTGGGTTCGATGTTGGTTCTGACGACTGTTCTATCGCCCAAGGCGACGACTGGATAGCCATCTACGAACCTGCATCCATGGAGTTGGAGGTTTACTTGCTCGATGACGACCTCGGCATGACCCACGGTGCCCACGTGAGTGTGGGCACGGGGCAGGTGGTGCTGATATGACGCACACGATTGTAGCCAGTGGGACCGTGGTCCTGCACGAGTGTGACTCGTGGTCCGGGGCTATTGACTGGTTGGACCGCTACCTGCGTGACGGCGATGGTGGCCACGACCTCTTCCAGATCAAAGCAGACGGGGAGGTCCGTGCGACCTACCTTATTGACAGAACAGAGGAGTTTGACGATGAGTGACCAGCATGTGACCGAACGTGGGTGTGAAGACTGGACCCACGACGAGATACGTGATTACTACGACAGGACGAACGTAACTATCCTTACGCTCGCCGGTATGCTCGGGATGACAGGATCCGAGGTTAAAGAAATCCTGATGCAGAAGAAGGATTAGTGTGGTGGACGAGACCTACGAACAACTCCGTGCGCGCCAC